TGAGAGGCCCAGTTGGTCATGCCGCGAGCTTCGTGGTGCGCATCGGCTGCGGCGACGCTGCAGTAGCTCTCGGCGTCTGCCTTCGCGGTGCCGTCTTCGGTGATCAGTGCCATGTCGTCGCCTCAGATCGGGTAGGTCTGGCGGATGCCGGCCAGAGGCAGCGCCTGAGCTTGGCCAGCCAGCGGGTAGTCGGCCGCGGCGCTGAGCGGATAGGCCTGCGCGGCGCCGACTGGGTAGGCCTGGATGTCGCCGGCCAGCGGGTAGGTCTCGTCGGTGTTCGGGCCGGCAGCCGTCGCCGACTGCGTCACAGCCTGCAGGGCCTGCGATGCCGAAGCGGCCACCAGGACCGCTGCGACAGCCGCGTTGATCGCCGGGTCCATCACGACGATGGAGCCGGCAGCGATAACGACTGCCGCCGTTGCTGACTGCACCGGCGCCGCCAGGTTCTGCGCGGCCTGCGCGTTCCGATCGCTGGCCGGCGCCACCGAAGCGGCGGCCACCTGCGCAACAGCCGCCACCGACTGCGAAGCCGCGGCGGCGACGTTCACACCGGCCGCAGCCGACTGTGATGCCGCCGGCAGGGTCTGGGATGCTGCTGCTGTGGCTGTGACGCCAGCGGCTGCGGATTGCGATGGTGCCGCGAGTGCTTGCGAGGACTGCGCCTGCGCCGTCACCGCAGCTGTTGCCGCCTGCGCGGGAGCGGCGAGCAACTGCGCAGCGCTTGCGGATGCTCCAGCAGTGCTGCCGGCGTCGATCAGCGCTTCGTCAAACCACCCGAGCGCTAGCGCCTCGGGCGCAAACCACCCCTGCGCGACCGCCTCAGAAGCGAACAGGCCGCGGGCCACTTACAGCACCCGCACCCACGTGCACAAGCTGCCAGCCTTGGCCACGATGGCACTGGCCGCGACTTCGGAGGCAAAGCGCGCGATCACGCTGCCGGATGCACTCGGCGTGATGAACCCCTCGACCTGGGCCACGTTGCCGGCCAACGCGGGGGTTGCCGCTACGGCAGCGGCCGGCAAGTCATAGGCGGTAATGCCGACCGTCAGTGTCTCTGAGGTGCCAGCAGACGGAACGACAGTGCGATAAGCCAGCCGCGTTGGTGCACCCGGGCCCGAGATGCTGAAGCGCGAGCCGGTGGTCAGAGCTGCCGCCGTGAAGTCGATGATGAAGCGGAAGTAATAGGTCTCACCGGCTGTGACGCTGAACGCCAGCCCGGTGATGTCCTGCATGGTGTTGGCGACCGCGTTGGCGTTCGTGACGTCCGATGTCAGCACCACCATATTCAGGGCGTTTACCGCAGCTCCGCTGCCGTTGGCGCTCCAGTTGGCGAGGCCTCGCCCGTAGGCGTCCTGAACCTCGAAGCCCGCACCTTCGTCGTAGTGCAGCACGTAGCCGGCGGGCAGGTTGATCTGGATCTGCTCGACAGCAGTCGTGCCGTCGGTGTGCTGGACAGTCACCGTCTGTGCCAGCGTCGCGTGCTTGTTGCGGATGTGGAGGGTCTTGACCGTGCGCACGACGCCGGACGATGGCGAGCTGACGACATCGGTGGTCGTCGCGCTGCCGATCGCCGTGTTCTTGCGGTCCGCGGTCGTCGCGCCCGTGCCGACGGTCAAGTCAGCCCAGCTGGCGTGTACATCGGTGTTGGCCGTGCTGTCGGTGACGACTCGCAGCTTGTCGCTGGTGGACGACAGGATGATCATGCTCAGGCCCCCGGCCAGGTCTTGGTGAAGCCGGTGACACTGACCGTCTGCCCGCTGGCGATCGAGGTGTTGTCGATCGTCAGGTCGCCACCGCCGCCCGTGGCCGTCACGCTGCCCTGCTCGTGGCAGGTCGTGCCGGCGCTGTCCATGATGGCGTAGTGGCCGGCCGTGCCGGTGCCCGCTGCCGTGGTGCTGAGCGGCAGGCTGTTGAACACCTTCGCGCCCGAGCTGGCAGCCGCGCACCAGTCGCTGGCCAGGCTGTACTCGACCAGCAGCGTGCCGGTGCGCGACGCTGCGCAGTTCGCCGGCTGGGCGCCGGTGTAGATGCGCAGCTTCGCGCTGGTGCCGATGGCGGTCTCCCATGCGTCGCCCTGGGCGTTGCGCACGGCGGTGGAGTTCTGGACGGTCATGGCGTGCTTTCAGTGGTGCACCGGCAGGGGATGGGATCAGGCTGCGGTCACGTCACACAGCTGACATGGGGCGTGCCCATGCTGCGGCGTCTGACCCTGGGAGACCGACATGTGCATTGCCCTGCTGGCCGCCGTTGCGCTGTGGAGCTGCGGCGGCATCCTGGCCATTTGCATCGTGCGGTCTGGCGCTCGGGCGGATCAGTGGTTGGACGGACATGGCTGATCAGGCCGTGCGCAGCACGTTGGTGCCCTGGTCGACCTGACCGCGCCACAGCTCGACGCCGTACTGGTCGATGAGGCGCACCAGCAGGGTCTTCAAGCCGCTGGCCGCGGTGACCACTTCGCAAAGACCGAACAGGCCAGCCTTGCGCGGGTCGGTGGTGGCGTTGGGTGTGTACGCGCTTTCCTTCCACACCGTGAACGGCTGGTAGCCAGTGGCCTGCACGATGTGATCGACGCCGGCCGGGTTGGCACAGACCGCAATGTGGCCCTTGGCCGGGTCGTAGCTGACGAAGGCTCCGTGTGCATCACCACACATCCACACCACGCCCTTGATGCCCTGGGCATTGATGTAGTCGATCAGTTCGTCGCGCTCGGTGCTATAGACCGTCCAGTCATCGCCGGTGCCGCCGGCAGTGGCCTTGTACGTGGTCTTGCCGCTGGCGATCACCTTGAAGGTGGCGGTGGAGGCAAGCAGGGCCGCCTTCAGCCAGGCTTTCTGCGCCGCGCCCAGCATGGTCTTGCTGGCGTTGTCCGTGGCGGCCAGGAATGACCGCGAGGTGAACAGATCGGGGTGAAACACCTCGATGTCTCCCACCATGAAACGGTATCCAGCAGCCGGGTACTGGCTGGCTGCAGTGCCAGCCTGGGCACCCTGCGGCTTGTCAGCCGTGTATTCGGACGCCGGGTTGCCAGCCATGTAGTAGGCAGCAGCCTGACGTGCGGCCCACCACGAGGCATCCACCTCCGCGCTGCCGTTGAGCCCGAGGCCGCCCGTGTCGGTGCTGCCGCTGGCGACGTTGAGCGTGGTCTGCGCCAGCTTGACCGAATGGTCCCAGTTGTCGCCGCCGAACTCGTGGTCGTCGAACATGTAGTAGTGCGGGACCATCGTTTCAAGCAACCGCTTGTCGGCTTTGCGCTTGCACTGGCGCCAGTGGTTGGCGTAATTGGCCGGGGTGCTGGCAGTGTTGATGGCCGGGCTGGTCTCGCCGTTGTAGTTGGTGAGGTTGGCCGCGACATACACGTAGTCGCCCTCGTGGCACACCGCATTCGCGCCGGCCGCAATGATGTTCTGCGCGAGGTCCGTCAGCGAGCGCACCCGCTCGTCGCAGGAGATGAAGGCCACCTTGCCGCCGATGCTGGGCATGGTCTTGAGCGCGCCCACTTCGGATGCGCCCGAGGCGTCGGTGATGGTGATGGGGTAGCTGGTGTTGGGCGCCAGGCCGTTGACGTTGAGCACCACCACGCCGTCATTGACTGTGGTGTCCAGCGTGGCCGACACGCTGCCAAAACTGCCGCTGACAGTCACTGCGCCGTTGGTGGTGCCACGCACCAGTACGCGGGCGGTGGCAGTGGTTGCGTGGCCGAGCCACCAGAAGCTGATTGCCATGATTGATCCTCAGATGCGGGTGAGCCAGGAAGGCAGCGCGGCATTGGCGTACATGTCGCGGGCGAGCCGGCCGGCCAGGTTGCGGTCTTTGCCGTTGTGGCGACCCACCAGCAGGTTCTGCACGCGGGCGCCGGTGCTGCCGCCGCTGCCCACCTTGGCAGTGGGCGTGGCACCGTAGCCGGAGAAATTGAGGCCGCAGGCCGCATCAGCGGCTGGGGGCGTGGCCAGCGGCCACACGTTGGACCGCTCCAGGCGGCCGTTGTGGAAGAAGTGCGTGGTGAGTTCGGCGCGCGCCGTGTTGACGATGGCCTCCACCAGCAGAGAGTTGCGCACGTTCAGGTAGGTGCCGGGGGCGAACCCGGTTACTTCGTTCTGACTGCCGCCGTTGGGTTTGTACTGCACGGAGAACCGGCCGGCTGCGCTGTTGCTGATGGTGAGGGCCAGCCCGCCCGTGGTGCTTTCGGCAGACCGGTGCAGTGCCCACAGGTACTCGGTGCCCGCGCTGGGCCAGCCTGTGAGGAACAGATCGCATCCGATCAGGATGGCGCCGTCCGTCGTCATGTTGATCAGGCCGTCGATGTACGGGATGGCCTTCAGTTGCAGCGTGTTTCCCGCGGCATCATGGGTGAACCAGCCCGCCGTTCCGAGCGCGCCGGTGGTGGTGCCGGCCACTGCGATCGACGGCCCCTTGCCCACTGCATCACCCAGTGTGGTCGCGCTGTCGCCGCAAGGCCAGTGTGCAAGCTGGACGCGGCTGGCCAGCGTGTCCAGTCCGGTGACGACGGCACTCCCAGCCCCTGACACCAGGGCAGCAAGCGCGGCCGCCTGGGCGTCGTTCGGCTGCGCGCCAGGGCTGGCGGAGACATCCATGGTGACGGTCGCCCCGGAAAACGGGCAGACCTTGAACGTCTGGTCGTTCTCGTAGGGGCCGTAGGTCGTGGTCGCGGTCAGTGCCGGCTCGCCCGTGAACGCTGCGCCGCCGATCGAGCGGAAGACGGTGGCGCCCGTGCCGACGACCAGCGTCACGGTCAGCACGCTGCCGGCGCGCAGTGTTTCGGCGCCGGTCTGGCCGCCGTAGATGGTCTGGGGCATGGTGCTGTCCTCGTGGTGCTGGGCTCAAGCGGATGCGCCCGCACGGGGCGGGCGCACGGCGGCTGAGTCCTGCAGGTGGTCAGGCGGGCTGCCAGCCGCCGGCGGCGAAGTTGCCGACCTCGTCGGGGTGCACGTCGGCGGTGTGCGGCGCGGGGTACTGGCTGGCGCTGCGCACCATGGGCACGAGCTGCACGGCCTGGGCCGCTGCCGCGGCTGCAGTTTCCGCCTCGGCGATCGCCTTGGCCTGCAGCGCGGCCGCCTCGTCGGCGCCGGCGTTGCTGGCGTCGCCGGTGTCCTGCGGCTGCTCGCCGCCCTGCTCTGCCGCTGCCGCGGCTGCCGCGCGCGCCTCGCGCTCGGCCTTGCTGATTCCTGCCATGTCGGCTGCTCCTGAATGGAGAAGGCCCCGCGGATCGCTCCGGCGGGGCCTTCAGGTGGGGACGAAGCCGGGGATCAGCCCAGCAACAGGGCGATGTGTTCCGATTTCGGCGTGCCCACGCCCCAGGCCAGCGACACCTCGATCTTCACGCGGCGGTACTGGCGGTACATGGCGACCTGGAAGGTCAGGCCCGAGACTGGATCGGTCTCAGCATCACGTCGTCGGCCGAGTCGCCGCCTTCCGGCATGGCCGGCACCCGGGCTGCCAGCACGATCGCGTTCTGCGTGAACGCGATGTTGGGCGTGTAGTTGTTGCCCACGGTGATGGCGTTGTTGTCGGGGATAGCCACCAGGGCGCCCGGCTTGTTCAGCGAGAACGAACCGCCGGACAGCGCGGTGCCGACCACGTACTTGTTGGCCGAGTCGGCCGCGAAGGTCACCACGTCGCCGGCCAGGACGGTGCCAGAGCCGGTGTCGGCCGCGATGGTCGTGCCGCCGATGGCGATGCCGCTGCCGTTGTTCACCAGGTAGCTGGCGCCCGTGCCCTTGGTGTGCGTCACCAGGCCGGCCGAGTAGCCCATGCTGAAGCCCATCAGGCGACGCATCTGGCGCTCGCGCAGCATGGCGGCAGCGTCACCCGCCTCGTTCACGCGGAACAGCTCGCTGTGCTTGCCTTCCAGCACGGCGCGCGAGGCCGAGTTCAGCACCATCGCGCGGCCCGACGCGGGGGCGCCGTTGTCGTCCAGGATCTTGTTGATCTGCGACAGGTCCGACAGATCGGCCGCGGTGGCGAACGGCGTGGTGCCGGCCGTGCCGTAGGCGCGCGACGCGGCGGCCTTGGCTGCCAGCGCGATGTCGCTCTCCACCAGGTTGGCCAGCGCGCGGAAGGCCTGCTGGAACTGACCGGCCAAAATCACGTTGTATTGGCCGAACTGGCTGACCGACAGCTGCTCCTCACCGGTCCAGCGGATCGGCGCGGCCTTGCTGCGGGTGATCGTCACGTCGGCATAGCCGATGGTCTGGTCGCCCGAGTCGGCCGGGGTCGCGCCCGGGCTGACGTCTTCCAGGCTGATCGCGGGAGCGATCGGCGAGCGCACGGTCTGGCCGACCGCACCGCTGGCGCTGGTGGCGTCACGCGACACGAACGGGATGAAGCCGATCAGCTCGCGCGACACGACGTCGAGCGCCGTGTAGATGGTGCTGATCATGCCGGTCAGCGTGTTGGCGGCCAGGACGCCGCCCTGGGGCACCGGTTGCAGCAGCCAGTCGGCCAGCCGCGCGGTGGCGGAGGCCATGGTGGCGATCGGGTTGAAGGCCGCGACGGCGGCCACGAAGGCCAGCGCAGCGGTGCGGAGGGAAGTGCGGAGGTTTGCCATGATGGCGGTTTCCTTTGTCAGATGGGAACGTGGCCGCGACGTGCGGCCTGGTTGAACCGATCCCCATCCGGGGCCGGGTGCCGGCGGTCTCCCGCCGTGCTCAGTCGACGATCTCGACCTTGGGGTCGGTCGCCTTGGCGCGCTGCTCCAGCGGGCTCAGGGCCTGCCAGGCTGCGCGCGAGATCTGGGTCTTGCCGTTGCCACCGCCGCTGCCACCGCCGGTCGCGCCACCACCGGACGCGCCGCTGCCCTTCAGGATCGACGCCTTGTGAGGGTCTGAGGCGATGATCGATTCCATCGCCTCATCAAAGGACGCGAACTTGGTCGGCGTGCTGGAGGACATGATCGGTCGACCGTCAGCAAAGTAGCCGACCGGCTCGCCGTCCTCGCCCGGCTTGAAGTGCTGGGCGTAGGTGGAGCGCAGGAACTGCGCGGGGATGGCGACCTTCTCGCCGATGAACTTGGAGCCGTTGAAGGCGGCGTCCATCGTGCGCTTCCAAATGGCCGCGTCTTTCTGCGCCATCTCCTGGTCCTTGGCGGCCAGCTTCGCCTCGTAGGTCTTGGCGATCTCGCCCTTGACCTTCTCCACTTCGCCTGCGTGCACCATCTTCGACAGATCGACGGTGCTCATCTTCTCGATGGCTTCGCGGGCCTTCACGGCGTCCAGACCATCGAACGCGGCAAGTTGCTCCTTGAGCGTCTTGTTCTCGCCTTCAACGCGGCGCGACTGCTCGGCGCGGGCGTTGATCGAGTTGATCGTGCCGTCAGCATCAAACGGCGCCTCCTTGCCGTCCGGGTGGACGAACACGGGGAGCTTGATGCCGTTGTGGTCGGCGGTGACGATCTGGCCTTGGGCGTCGTACTTGAAGGGCATAGTGGTGTGGTCAAGGTTGCGCCGGCGTCCGCCAGCGGGTGGGTGCGGCATCCGCCGCGATTGGTGGCCGTCCGGCCTGGATGCCCTGCCGCATCCGCGGCGCGGGCATGAGAAAGGCCCCGTGACTTGCGCCGCGGGGCCTTCGGAGTAGTGCGTCTGATGTCGGGCTGGAGAGTGCGCGTCCGGCAAGCGCGGCGCCCTGGTTGGCCGGTCTGGCAGTCTCGACAGCCGGGGGTGCTCGCCGGCTGGCGCTGGGCCCGTCGCTGCCAGTCCGGCGGGCTTCAGATGTACGGGAAGAAGCTGGCCTCGTTCAGCCAGTCGAGAAACGCTGCGCGGGGCGTCCTGCCGTTGCCTTCCTTGCCAAGGCCTGCACATGCCCAGCCGCGGCCGTCGCGCTTGATGCGGGGCTTGCAGATCACGCCAGCACCACCCTCTCGCCCTTGCGGTGACACGTCGCGCACAGCCATGCCTTCGTCCCGCCGGACACCTTGCCGCCCTTGATCGTCGCGCCGGTGATGCTCACAAGCACCTCGCGGCCGGCGCACCGCCGGCACTGCAGCATCTCGGCCGGCTTCGTCGCGCGCAGGCGCTTGCGCACCCGCTCGGCTGGCGTGTCAGGCGCGGGGGTTCCGGGGATCAGGTGCAGCGGCACGGCGCCGATGCTACAGCCCTGCCCGCCTGAATGCCGCCGCGTCGCGCTGGCGCAGCTCGTCCAGGGTGAGCATCGTCCCCTTGTTGTCGTAGAAGTCCGGCAGATCCATCCCGCCGGAACGCATCAGCCGGCCGCGCGTGGCGCCCAGCACCTGATCCTGCCGCGCGGCGCTCTGCCGCTTGATCCAGGCCGCGAACGTCGTGTCGGCGGGCACCTGGCCATCCATGCTGGCCCGCTCGCCGGGCGGCATCTCATCGATCGGCACGCCCAGCTCGCGCCAGGACTTCACCACCGGCACCGCCGTGCTGCGACAGCACCAGTGCAGCCGGCCCGGCCCGCCGAGCCATGGCACCTTGTGCCCGATCGGCTTGTGATCGCCTGGCGTGTACTGCAGGCCGTCGCGGATCCGGCATCCCTCGCTGGTGCGGCTGTCCAGCGTCGATGTCCAGACCTCGGCCTTCACGAGGTCGCCGTTCTGCTCCATGAACCGATCGCGCACGAAGCCGGCCGTGTGGCTGACTGCCGTCCGCACCACCGCCTCGGCGCCGCGCCGGTCGATCTCCAGCAGGCCGTCCTTGTAGGCCCTGGCCCGCGTGCCGCGGATGCGCTGCACGATCTGGCCGATGCTCTCGTTCTGCACGAAGCCCTGCCGCACCGCGTCGCGAATGCGCACCATCCGGGCCTCGCCGATGTCCGCCGCCCACTCGCGCAGCAGCCGGCCCTGGAACGGCCGGGACATGGCCGCGGCGAACACCTGCTCGACGTTGACCGCCGCCACGCCCACGCGGGTGACGATCTGCGGCGGGATCTCGGCGCGGAACAGCTCCAGCTGGTGCCCGGCCTCGTAGTCGGCCAGCGCGCGCAGCTCGGCGGTCAGCTCGCGCTCGATCGCCTGGTAGGCCGTCAGGTTCAGCGTCCGCACGCTCTGCAGCAGCGCGCCGATCCTCTCCACGCTTGTGGCCGTCGCCGGCAGCCCATCCAGGGCTGCCTGCAGCCGGCCGATCAGCTCTGCGTCGGTCCGATTGAGCTGCGCGATGATCCTCGCGACCAGGTGATTTCCGAATTGCTGCAGGTCGACGGCGTGCGAGACGACATCATCCTGCAGCCGGTCATTGAGCGTTGCCACCGCCGCCCGCCGGGTTGTTCACCGTGCCCAGGTTCGGCCCCTGCGCCTCCAGCCGCGCCAGTTCGGTGTCCTCGTCGACCGCGTACTGGTTGCGGCGACGCAGTTCCTCGCGGAACGACACCGCGCTGATGTAGCCGCCATCGGCTGCGTTGCGCAGCAGATCGGCGGAGGCCTCGGCCAGCGTCGACACGCCGAAGTCGCTGTAGATCGTGACCGTGGCCGCCGGCTGCAGCTTCGCGTACTCCGAGACGATCGCCAGCGCCGCGTTCAGCGCATCCTGCAGGTCCAGCGTGATGCGCTGCAGCGCGCACATGCCGACGGCGTTCTCGACGCCCGTCTGCGTTGCTGTGACCTGGCCAGGCTTGATCACCAGCAGCTCGGCGCCGGCCTGGCGCATGCGCTCTTCCAGCGCCTCCAGATCTGCCTTGCCGGCCTCGATCGCCGCGCCCGAGTGCTCAACCCACTTCAGATCGGCCTCGGGCGTCGTGGCCATCACGCCAGACTGCGCGCCGACCTTCAGCGTCACGCCATCGCCCAGCATCTTGCCGAACAGGATCGGCACCCGGGCAACGTGCAGGATGTTCTGCTGGTCGCTGGCCGACTGCCAGTGCGCGACGTTCAGGTGTGCGACCTCCAGCAAAGGGGGCTTGGCCTCCATGAAGCCCTCGCGCTGTCCGTAGAACGGCACGAACGGGATGTAGGCCAGCGACGTGGTGCCGCTGTCGAACAGCGTCGCGTCCTGCCAATCCTTCCCCTCCGGCTTGCGCCAGATCTCCCAGGCTCCGGGCGTCAGCACGCGCACCTGGTCGACGCACTTCACGCCCCACTCGCCGTCGGGCTCCTCGATCTCCTCCATCAGCCGAAGCTGCGTCAGCACCGTCTGGCCGTTCACGCGCTGCGTGCGCCAGCCCAGGATGCGCTCGGGCTTGACCAGCACCAGATAGGGCCGCAGCTTCTGTGCCGCTTCCTCGGCCTGAGTCAGCGGCCGGGAGCCGGGCTCGCGCTTCACGACCGGGTACTCAACCAGGATGCCGCCGAACCCGAAGCCCAGCGCCGTCTGCATGCAGTCGGCCGCGAAGGCGTGCAGGTTGCGGCCCTCGCGGTCGGCGTCCTGCATCCACTTGACAACCTGCGGCGGCGCATCCTCGCTCAGCACCAGCGGCTTGCCGAACGGCTTGCCGGTCAGCGTCGAGACCGTGCGGCTGTAGGCCGGGAACAGGACCGCCGACTTCACGCGGGCGTCGTAGGCGTCGGCCTCCTCGGCCGGCCACTTTGGCAGGTACTTGCCGCGCGCCGCGCGCATGGCCCGCGTGCCTTCCAGCAGGTCCTCACACAGCTCCCAGTCGGCCGACATCTCGGCGACTTCCTGCGACTGTGATGCGACGGTTTGGGCCATGCTGGGGTGCTTTCTCAGGCGCGCAGGCTGGTGATCACCGCGCCCGGCTTCTTGACCGGCCAGGTGTAGACCAGGCGGTAGCCGCCGGCGTCGTTGTGGTGGTCATGGCCCGCCGACTTGTCCGGGTCGCCGTGCTCGTCGTAGGCCTGCTGTTCCAGCGCCTCGGTGAAGTGCGGGCAGGCCTGGGCGTTGACCTTCAGCCGGCGCTGGCCCTTGTCGTTCAGGATCAGGGCGTTGACGGCGTTGACCCGGTCCTTGACCTTCGGGTTGTGGCTGTTGACCTTCACCGTGAAGCCGGCCTGCCGCAGGATGCTCAGGTCCGACTCGCTGGCGTTCTTGCTGCTGGTGTTCTGCCCGCTCGCGTCGGGGTAGATCACCAGGTTGTGCGGCGCTTTCCTGTCCAGCACGTACCGCTCGCGCAGCAGCCTGACCATCGTCGGCGTGTCGCGCACGTTGGCGAACTCGCCGACGGCGTGCGGGTCGTTGTCGCGGTCGACGAAGACCACCGCGGCCATCTTCAGCACGTTGAAGTCCATGCCGACGTGCAGCGTTTCACCCTCGCGCGGCAGCGTCGTGCAGCCGTTCAGTTCGCGGTCGAAGTCGGCGTAGACGCTGCCACTGGCCAGGTTGACGAACAGGCCGCGCAGGTAGGCGCGAATCAGCTGGCGCGGGTAGCTGGCGCGCAGGCTGTCGATGTAGTCGTCGGGGAGGTTTGCCTCGTTGTCGTAGGTGCTGGCCTGCACCATGCCGTAGAGCTTGGCCAGCTCGGGCTTCGCGCGGACATCCCGCACGAACTGCTGCCAGACGAACCGGAAGCCCTCGGGCGTCGTGGTCACGTCGATGCCGTTGCGCAGGCCGTCGCGCTTGTAACGCATCCGACCGAGGATCTTCCGCCAGGCCGCCGCCGCCTTGTCCGGCTTCAGCAGGTCCAGCTCGTCGACCTGGGCGTGGCCGATCTTGAAGCCGACGATGTCGGCCGGCTTCTCCAGGCTGCGACAGATGATCGTGCTGCGGTACTGCCGGCCGCTGAAGAGGTGCACCTCCTTGTTCGACTCGTGCGCCTTGACCCGCAAGCCCCAGTCGTGCGCGACCTCCTCGATCGTCGGATAGAAGATGTCCCGGATCAGCGGGTAGGTCGGCGCGAAGTAGCCGGCGTTGACCCGCGGCCACTCCAGCGAGTGCCTGCAGTGCGCTGCGGCTCCCGCAAAGGTCTTTCCTGCCCCGAAGCCGGCGACATAGGCCCGGTACTTCTGCGGCAGCGCCAGGAACTCAGCCTGTGGCCGGTTCAGGCTCGGCATCGTCGGGGCGCTTGCGGGCGTCCTTGACTTCGATCACGACCTTGACCGGCGGCGGCGCCTCGTCGTCATCCATCGGCTCGGGCTGGGCACGCCAGCGGCTCGGGTGCCGGTTGTGCAGCCACTTTAGGGCCGCCTGGGTATCTGGCGGGTAGTGTCGGATCACCCGCGTCTTGATGATCGTCCCCTGCCAGGCGTTGATGACCGTCTCGGGGTGGCTGTAGCCGACGGCGCGGTGGTGCAGGCTGGCGGCGACCTGGGCGTCGGCGATGGTTTTGCCGTCGATCAGCGCCCGCGCGAACGCCGGATGCGCTGCCTTCCACTCCTTGAACGTCGAGTTCGCGACGTCGAACACCTTTGCCATCTCGGCATCGGTCAGGCCCAGCAGCGCCAGCTCGCGGGCCTGCTTCACCAGCTTGGCGTCGAACTTGGTTGGGCGTCCGCCCTTGGACTTCTGCTGCGCCGGCTGGGCTTGCGCTCTGGCCATACGCTTCTCCCGCCTCGGCATCCACCGCGGCAAGGTGCCGGCATCCGCCGGCGGAACGCGCCCATCAGACTCACGCGGGCGACCGTCCGGCCGTGGTCCGCGCTGGGCGCATGCTGTTTGCTTCCTCACCTGGTCACCGGGCAGCGCGGTGCGAATGCATGGGCGCGGTCTGTGACTCCGCGCCGCCGGCCCAGGCCGCCGGCCGTCCAGAAACGACGAAGCCCGCACGGTGGCGGGCTTTTCGGGGTCGGCTCCGCCAGCGTGGGCGGGGCCTCTTTTGCTTGTGCCGCAGTGATCGCGGCTCTGTCGGCTTGGGCCGGATTGTATGCAAATCCCGCGCCTGTCAAGCCCCGGGGAGCGTCATGCGCTCCGCCAGCGCCTTCATGGCCTCGGGGCCGGCCATCGCCATGTCTCGCTCGATCTGCTCCCGCAGCCACCACGCCACGCCCAAGCGCTCCATGGCGAACAGGCGATCAAACCGTACCTTCCCGCCCTGGCAGCTGGGGCACGGATGCTCGCTCAGCGCCGGGGCGCCCGGGATCAGCTTGAAGCCGTGGCCGCCGCAGCGCCGGCAGCGACCATCGCGGCACCAGTCCAGCACCGTCTGCGCCATGTCCTCGGCCTGCGTGCGGCGCAGCTTCACACCGTCGCGGCGGGCTCGGTCCCATGCCATGCCGGCCAGCATCTCCACAATCGGCCGGATCGCGTGGTTGTCGCCCGACAGCAGGCGCATCAGGGCGATGCCCAATGGCACGCGCTTGGCGGCCAGCCCGGCGGCGCCCAGCACGTCGCTGGGGCTGCTGGTCGTGTCCGGCTTGCTGCCGAGGTTGCTGGCGCGGGTGGCGGGGGCGTAGCGGTCGGCGAAGTTCATGCGTCGACCTCGGCAAAGCGCCCACGCACGATGCGCAGCACGCCGGCCGCGTTCGCGGACAGGTGGCCGCCGTCGATCATCCACTCCAGGGCCCATGAGAGGCGCTGCCGCGCAAGGTCGATCCGGCGGGCGGGGATGTTCCGCTCCATCTCGCGCAGCGCATCGATGACGTGCTCTGCCGTCAAGTCGATGGCCGGGATGTCCAGCAGCCACCCTGGCGGATCGTTCTCGATCATCCGCGCCACTGACGATGCGTACTTCGTCGACCATCGGCTCTCGTTTGCATCGCACCACTTGCGCAACATTCTTCGGACGGTCAGCCCCCGGCTTCGGATTGACTCGACCTTTCTGCTGGCATCAGCGGCCTGCTTCTCGGCCAGCGGACAACGCCCCTGTCGAATCTCCATGTGGAACTTGTGCACGTCGGATCGGTGGCGCGCCAACTCAGCCGCGAACTGCTCGTCGTTCATTGCTGCCAGCGGGCCAAGCCCTATCTCGCGCCGTTTCCCGGTGACTGGCGACGTGTACCGGAAGATCCACGAAGACCCGACAGCAGCAACGCGAAGAACAAGGCCTGGACCGAATCGGTGCTTGCCGATGATCTTGGATGCGGCGAAGGTTGCCGGAACTTGCTGAAGGGTGCTGGCAGTGTTCATGGTTTGGCAGGCGCGTGCGCCAGAGCTTCGGGGTGATCGTGCTGCCACCAGGCCCAGACCATGCGGCGGGCGGTGGCGTAGTCGGTGGTTGGCATGGCGCGCTGGATGGCGTCGCGCAACGGGTCGCGCTCGCCGCTGCCGCGCGGGTGCAGCGCCTGGAATGCGGGGAGGCTGCGGGCGATGGCCCGGGCGCAGCAGTCCGGGCAGCTGGCCATGTACCCGCACCACAGGCCTGCGCGGCTGCGAGTGCAGTCGGGGCATGCAACGGCTGTCATCCGGCCTTCGGCTGCTTGCGCCGTCCGAGCCAGCCAGGGCAACGGCTGAGGGGGTGCGGGCCGCGGCACAGCGGGCAGACCGGGGCCATCACTGCACCACCTTCTGCACGCGCCACACGCTGCCGAGCACAGCGACGCGGTCACCGCGCTTCAGGTCGATCGGCAGCGGCAGCTCGTCGCGGCGCTTCGTGTCGTAGACCAGCACCAGCGGCGAGTGATTGCCGCGGCCTGGCGGGACCAGGTACACCATCACGCGGCCCGCTCCAGCAGCTCGGCCTGCGGCACCAGGCGCGGCGCCATCGCGCGGATCGCCAACTCCACGCGAGCGCCCTTCGCGTCCGGCTCCATGCGTTCCTTGTGCTGGCGCCAGATCCACTTGTCGTCGACGTAGACGATGCCCTGCAGCGCGTCGCCCAGCACCTTCTCGGCGTTGCCCAGATCGATGCAGCGGACGTCGTCATCCCAGCCTGCCGGATCCAGGCGAGTGCGCCGAGCCCAGTCCTGCGGGCGGGCCGGGTAGAGCCTCAGCCACATCTCGACACGGCAAGCCATCGGTGCCGCCAGGCCGGCAGCGCGGGCGATCTTCGAGACCTCGGCCTTGTAGGCCTTGGCCTCCTTCGACGGCGCCATCATGGTCCGGCCGGGGATGGTGACGGCCTTCCAGTAGCGGTTGGCGGACACCGGGTATGGCAGCACGAGGTGGATCACGTTGCGGGCACTCCCAGCGTAAAGACCGACGCACCGCGCAGCACACCCTGGCGCCCGGCGCTGTGCATATGGCGCCCCTCGCGGATGGCTGCCGCGGTCTTCTGCGACAGCCCCAGCTGCAGGCGCACGTCCTTCTGCATCGCGCCGGCTGCGAACAGCTCCTCGGCGCGGCGCACCACATCAACCGGCTTGGCCATGCAGCGGCGGGCCAGCGCGGTGCTCACCTGGCGCTGCGGCTTGCCGCGGTTGCGGCCAGTGGCGGCCACTGCTGCCAGGGCATCCGGCCGAGTAGCGGCGGCGCAGTGCTCCGGGTTGATGCAGCGCTTCGCTTCGCAGACGAGGCGATAGACCACGTGCCCGCGCTTCAGCTTCCGTCCGGACAGCAGCCACGCCGCGCGGGCGGCAGGCACCGTGGACTGCCGATCCACGCCCGGCAGCACGCCGGCAGCGAGGTGAACCATCGGAATCACGCCTCCGCGGCTGGTCGCCACGGCGAGGCACCAGTTCCAGCACCCGGTCTCTTCGTCGATGGTGCAGCGGTCGCGCAGGTCGGCCAGCGTGCGAACGCCGCCGGTGGGCTTGGTGGTGGGCTTGGTCATGCGGGCTCGGATGCGTTGGCGGCCGGAAACTCGACGTCGTCGGCCGGCGGGATGTCGTCCAGGACCCAGGGCGGGATCTCTTCGGGCAGTGGCGGAAGGTGGTCCGCAGCAGGCATCGGGGCGACAGCGGTCACTGCGGGCTCAGCAGGAAGCGCCTGGCGCGGCTCATCGGGCAGGCCAGCAGCACGACGCACCGCTTGCAGGAAGCCGTGCTGGCCCGGGCTCATCGCCTCGCCGGCATCAGCGCGGGCCTGCAGCTGGGCGATGTGCTCGCGGCCCGAGATGCGCAGCCGACCGGACAGCGCGCTGCGCACCTGGTCGGCCATGGCGCGGCGCTGCTGCGGCGACAGCTGCGGATACAGCCGATCGCCGCGGCAGTAGGCGTCGTAGCAGGGCCTGCAGCGCGCGCCGAAGTTGGCCAGCTCGTCCTTCGGCGCCGAGTTGCCGCAGAAGGCGCACGGACCATGCCCGTCCAGGAACTCGTCGGCGATGCGCTGGTCGCGCCGCGACGCACGGTAGGTGGTGCTCATCGGTGATCCCTCGCTGCCTTGTCGAGCCACGCGCTCCACGACTGGCGCCAGCCCTTGACGCTGCGGCGGGTTCCCTTGCCGCGCCCGGCAGCCCAGTACTGCCGGAACTTCTCGGCCTCTCGCTCGACCTCGGCGGGGCGCCAGCCCAACGCCTCGGCGTCGATCCCCCACTGCTCGGGGAGCGCCCAGTTCACGGCGATGGGCACCACGGCCTTGCCGTTGAGCGCTTCGGCATTGGTCCCGTCGAAAGGCGGAGCTGGCAGCGGGGCCGGCGGTTCGGCGCGCGGCGCCGGGCCGCTACCTCCGTCAGGAGGTGTATTCAATAAATCTCCCTGTCCCTCTCCCTGTCCCTGTCCCTCTCCCTGTCCCTTGGATGCTGTTTCCCGGGGGACATGGGTAGGATGTCTCTCGGGACATTCGTCGCGTGTCCCAGGGACAGGAAGGCTTTGTCCCCAGGGACAACCGAGTGACATCCATTCGTCGAACTCGGGCATCACCACCGCGCTGTCGCCGTCCAGGCGGTGCCGTTGGTTGTGCTTCTTCACCCTGGCTGCCTCGGTGCGCCAGCGCTGTTCCAGCTTGCCGCGCCAGGCGTCGCGGGCCTTCTCCGCCACCACTGGGTGGTAGAGGCGGCCGTCGTCGCACTCGATCCAGCCTCTCAGTCCACCGGCAGCCCGGATGCGCTTCCAGCCCTTCACGTCTCGGCCGAAGCCAAGCAGACGCGACAGCAGCGTGTCGTCGTCCGGCAGGCTTGCGGCCGGCGTCTGGTGCCACGCCACGCACCAGGACAACACGGCGCACCGGAACACTTCGGCGTCTTCAACGCAGGACAGGTCGGAGTCGCGAAGCCGCAGAACGTCCAGCGGCATGAAGGCGAAGTCGCGCAGGTCGACCTCAGCGGGCACCAGCGGTGCAGGTCTCGTCTCGGTCACGCCGCAGCCTCCCCGCGGAGCCGGCGCCATTCGTCGGCGAAGCTCGGGTAGCGCGGATCTGGCGGCAGCGGTGCAGCGGCCTCGACGCGGCTGCCGGGCCGTCGGGTGTTGTCGATCGTGCGGCGTGTCGCCACGGTTTCGACTGCCGGGCCCTCCAGCCGCACGCTTGCCGGCTTGTTCAGGATCGTCACGTTCTGCGCCGGCGTGGGCGCCGGACGCGGCTTCGGTGCCGGCTTCGCTGCATCCTTCGCCGCCTTGGCCTGTGCCTTCTCGGCGGCCTTTCGGTCTCGCTCGGCCTGCTTGGCTGCGATGCGCTCGCGCTCGGCCTGATGCTTGGCGTCCAACGACTTCCGGACGGCCTGCAACTCAGCGTCTGCGCGCTGCTGGTGGCTGTCCACCCAGCGCTGGGCGGCAGCCGGATCGGTGAAGCAGCGCGGAGCACGCACACCGGGCGCCTTCACACGGACGATGCAGCCCACGCGCTGCAGCTTCGCCACATAGCCGGAGACGGCCTGGATGCTCAGACCCATGATGGCCATGAGTTCAGGCACGCTGGCGCCGTCCGCGTTGTCGATGCGCTGCAGCACCTCCAGCTCGCGCGGCAGCAGCTTGTCGGCGTCGTGCGCCTTCGGCGGCAGCACGATCGGCGCGGCTTCGAGCTTCACGCCCATCATGCCGGCCAGCTGCTGAACTTCCTGCTCGGTCAGGCCGGCGCCCTGCAGCATGTAGGCGATAGCGGACAGCAGCGCGGGGCGGGTGACGGTGGTCATGCGGCTTCCGCCTCCAGCGCATCGAACAGCGACGGCATGGAGAACTCGCGCTCGGCCGCTTTCAGGTAGTGCACCTGGTCCAGGAAGTAGGCCGGGTTCAGCTCGCTGCCACCGCCGCGCCGGCCCTTCAGGATGGCCCGGTAGGGCACGGTCCCCAGGCCACAGAACGGGTCATAGACCAGCTCGCCCGCGTTGCTGTAGCGCTCGATCAGGCGGTCCACGATGTCGAACTGCAGCGGGCAGACGTGCTTCTCGACCGCGCGCCGGCTCTGCTCGCTGTTCAGCGTCAGCATGCGGGTCACGTCGTGCCACACATCCGGGTGATGGCTACCGGGCGCCAGGCTCATGAAGGTCGACGGCAGCGCGCCGCGGGCCTCCAGTTCCTCGCCGATCCGGACGTGGAACTCGTAGTCGTAGACGTGCTGCAGGCTGTACTGCGTGAAGATGCTGGCCAGCTTGTCCGGACCCAGGCCGGCGAGCTCGTCGGCGGTGATCTGCCGGTTGCCGCTGCTGCGCCAGAAGGCATGCGCGTCGACCTGCCAGTGCGCGCGGGTGTAGGCCTGCTTCGACTTGGCCACCGGCACGTCGGCGTAGCCCTTCGACCGATCGGTCTGCGGCTTGCGGAACAGGACGATGTACTCGGGCGACCCGACGCCCATCTTCGTGCCGTCCTTGCACTGCTCGGACCAGCCCAGGCGGTAGGTCTGGTTGTTCTCCCGCACCACGTCAGTGACGACGGTGATCAGGCCCATGTAGTCTAAGCCGTGCTTGCGGCCGTGCATGATGGCCTCGCAGTGGAACGGGCTGACGGTCGGTGCGCCGGCGCCGGTCACGTTGCCAAACAGGATCCGGTCCTTGACGTGGCAGGCGTAGATGCGGCCCGGCTTCAGGATGCGCAGCAGCTCGGGCGTCAGATGGTCCATCTGCTGCCAGAAGTGGTCGTTGTCCTCGGTGTGCCCGAAGTCGTTGTAGCTCGGGCTGTATTCGTAGTGGTTCGCAAACGGGATGCTGGTGACGATCAGGTCGACGTGGTTCTCGGGCTGCAGCTTCGCCTCTTCCACACAGTCGTTGTTGGCCACCGCGAACAGGTCGCCCTTGACCTCCAGACGCTTCACGCCGATCGACCTGGCCAGCACCTCCTGCATGGCCAACTGGTTCAGGCCGTACTGCTTGATGATCTCGGTCATGTTCTGCACCATCTCCTCGTGTTGGGTCCACTTCTGCTGCAGCGTGCGCAGGACCTCGCGCTCGGCTTCGCTGTAGACGATGTCGATCACCACCGGGTGCGGCTGCTGGAAGCGCTGCACGCGGTGGATGGCCTGGATGAAGTCGTTGAACTTGAAGCCGATCCCGGCGAAGACCTCGCGGTGGCAGTGGCGCTGGAAGTTGCAGCCGCTGCCGGCGATCACCGGCTTGGTCGACAGCACGCGGAACTCACCGTCGCCAAAGGCCACGATGCGGCGCTCGCGCTCGTCCAGGTCCTGGCTGCCCCAGACGCTGACGGCCTCGGGGATCGCCGCCTGCAGGGCGTGCCGCTCACTTTCCAGGTCGTGCCAGATCACGAAGTGGTCAGCCGGTGAAGCGGCCAGGATCTCCGCCACCTTCGCCACGCGAGCAGGCATGCTGTCGCGCTTCTCGGCTGCTGCAGCACTCAGACCCAGCGCCGGGTCGGTGAACATCAGGACCTGCCCGTCGCGGTCGGCGCCGGCCTGGCTGTAGTCGGTCGGCACCTCGTGGTACCGGACCTCGATCGGCGGCAGGTCATAGCCCTCGTCGCTGTAGCCCAGGTCGCTCGGGCGCTGCACGAAGACTGCCCAGCTGCTCACCCACAGCCAGAACTCCTGCTCCTTGTGCGGGTAGAGCGTCAGGTTGCCGGCCTTCTCGCTGTCGCGTTGGAAGAACCGGGTCAGCGCCTGGCCGGTGTCCATCACGCCCAGGAAGCCGGCGTAGTGGATCAACTCCTTGAAGCGGTTCGGGCTCGGCGTGGCCGTGTTCACCAGCTTGAAGCGCACGCCTTCGAACAGCGGCAGGAACTCCTGATAGGTCTTGCTGCCGAAGCTGCGCAGCACGCTCGCCTCGTCCAGGCTGACGGCCAGGAAGATCTGCGGGTTCAGCTTGCCGTCGCGCACGCTCTCGTAGTTCGTGCAGTAGAAGCGGTGGCCCGGCTCCATCTCGGCCTCGGTGCGGATGAACCGCAGCTCGATGCCGAGCATCGCCGCGTCGCGGATCAGTTCCTGCCGCACGCCCAACGGGCAGACGATCAGCAGAGGGTCATCGCCCGGCACGGCCGCGCCGATCTGCCGCAACCACTCGCACTGCATCACGCTCTTGCCCAGGCCGAAGCTGGCGAAGATGGCGCGGTTACCGCCCAGCACGGCCCAGCGCACGATGTCGCGCTGGTGCGGGAACAGGCAGGGATGGCAGGCCTCGGGCTCCACCTGGAAGCCCTTGAAGCTGGCCATCTTGATCTTCTGGCGCAGGAAAGCGGTGTAGTCGCTCACGCTGCCACCTTCTCGCCCAGCACAACCGGCGCCGGCTGGTCCGTCTTCGCCCGCTGCGCGGCTTCCTGCCGCATGCGCTCGGCGTCGGCGTTGCACTGCGCCAGGACCTTGGACAGCTTCGTTGGCCGGCCTGCTCGGATCAGGTTGGGTCGTTGACCTCGTGACATGCACTTCTCCTGTGGTTGGTGGCTTCCCCCCGACAAGGGACAGCCGCTCATGTGGTCTGTTGTGCGCATCACGCGTCAATGTGATGCTTGGTCATGCACCACTGCCGCACGCTCCATTTCCCGCTCGGCGAGTACGGCGGCGGATCGCCGCTGGTACTCGGCCTCGGCCTCGGCTTGCGTTGCGTGCGATGTGGGCTTGGTTCCAGCCACCTGCACCAAGTACGGCTTGGACCTGCTGCGCTCGGGATAGAACCCCCAGCCGCGCCCGGTGCCAATTCGGCTACGACTCAGGCGCTGGCGCCCTTCGCTGACGAACCGCTTTCTGAACTCGCTGACGTTCTGCGCATTGGTCTGAATGAACACGTTGCCGACGGCATATGGGCCAACGTCTCCATGCCGACTCATGCAGTAGCGGTATGCCCCACGGCCCCGCTCACTAAAGTGACCGCTGAAGCTCCAGACGGCCCACCACTCTTCCAGCGTCAAATGGAAGTCGACGCCGCGGCGAACCGCATGGTGTTTCTGCGTCTGGTAAGCCTTGATCGCGCCGCAAGACCGCAACATCCGCAGATCGTCTTGGCTGAGTTGGCAGCTCATCGTGTTGCCAGCGCCACCATCAATGCGCTGAGGCACCGCGCCGCGCTCTTCGCTATCCAGAGCAGCCGTCAATCGGAGTTCAGTTCGCATCGGGATTCAGGCCGCGCCCGGCAGGCTCGGCGCGTCGTCGTTGGCGCGCCTCGGTCGGCAGCAGCGACTGCAGGTGCCACTCGTCGAACACGGCGCGCAGCAGCCACATGCCGAGGTCGCGGTGCAATTCAGCGCTGAAGCCGTCAGGCGTGCGGCGCCGGCTCAAGGCGGCGGCATGCAGGCCCGTGCGCGGCGTGTAGAGCGCCACCTGTACGTGGTGCAGAGCCTGGGCGGTCGCGGTGGCGGTCAGCATTCAGACACCCCACACCCGCGCCACGGCGAAGCACGCAGCCAGCGTCAGCGTGAGCACGCAGCCGGCGTAGAGCAGGCGGCAGCCGATGTCGGAGGCGATGGCCATCACGACACCAGCGACAGCAGGTCGAGGAAGAACCGGCCGATCCAGCCGTCTCGGCGGCCGGCGTGGGCGGCAGTGGCGGTCGTCAGCAGGATGGCGAGGGTGATCAGGTGCTTGCGCATGTCAGCGCTCCTTGGTCGGGTGGAAGGGCGGGCGCCCGGCCCGTGCCATGCTGGAGTCCCCCCGGACTTCAGCCGCCACGAGCGGGCAACCCATGGAAATCGACGTGCACCAGTTGGACGCGGTCAACCTGACCGAGTACGAGGCACACACGGCGGGCGGCGTCGTGCGCATGCTCACGCTGCACCTTCGGACCGTTCCGGTTCCGATCGATCGAGAGCAGCGGCCTGTGCGCTTGCCGGCTGTCGTGATGACAGTCGAGGCTGCGCTGGCAATGGCAGATGGACTGCGGGCGTATGCACTCGACCTGCAAGAACGGCAACGCGATCCACTTGCAGGGCCAGAACCCGGCCAGTCGCTGAACTGACGGAGGCCATTCACGCCACCGCCTTCTGCGCGTCGGGGGCAGGAACGGTCGGCGCGCCCGGCTGGCCCACCAGCTCGGGCCAGATGCGGTGCCAGTCGTCGGGGCGCAGGTCCCAGCGCATGACGGCGCGGGCGCTGTTCTTCTCCACCAGCACACACGTAGCCGGCGCGAGTAGCTTTCCCGGGACGTAGATGCAGTTCCGCATGTGCCCGGTGCTGGTGTCGCAGTCACGGGCGAACTCCTCCCGCGCGCTGTCATCGGCCAGGTTCTTGAGGAAGGTCTTCAGGTCCATGCCCGCATTACACCAAACGGTGAACGCAAGTGCAACACCTTTGAGTGAATGCGGCGCGGTGCAATCGATCGACATGGCCGATGAGAAGCTGGTGCGCGTGCACAACCTCCGGGCGCTGCTGAAAGCGCGCCACGTGGAGGAGCGCGACCGCGCGCGGCACCTTGCCGACAGGCTCGGCAGCAACATCAGCTACTGGAGCGGCATGCTGGCCGGCGCGCGGTCCTTCGGGGAGAAGGTGGCCCGGCGCATTGAGGAGGGTCTAGACCTTCCGCGAGGCAGCCTTGACCTTGTGGACTGGACGCCCACACAGCACCCATCAGAGGGAGTGGGCGCCCATACAGTAGCTCAGGAACTGAGACACCCAGAGCCCGACGATGAATCCCCGAAACACCCATGGGAGTTCATCTTGTCTGTGCCCGCCTCCGACTTGCCCAAACGCTTCCGCGCCGCCATGCCAGACGACGCGCTGGCACCCGATACGCCGCGCGGCTTGGTACTGCACTTCAGCACCGAGGCATATCCGGTGATCGGGCATGGCGTGCTGGTGCAGGACGCGGCCGGAGGCCGGCACGTCAGACGCTACGCGCAGGGCCTGGGCGGCGCCTGGCGGGCCGAGGCGCGCAACACGGCATACATGACGCTGCACAGCGGCGACGGCGTGCAGCTGCTGGCCGTGGTCACGGGTCGGGACTCGGGAGAGGTCTGATGCGCGCCGCTCTGCTGATGCTGGCTGTGGCGTCCGTGGGCGCCCAGGCGCAGCGCATGCAGTGTCAGAACGACGCCGACAAGGCTTCCGTGCGTGTGGCAACGCTGGCCGGATCGGCGCTCACTGTCACCAATCCGAAGACGTCGCGCATTGGCGGTCCGCAGGCTGTATCAGTTGAGCGCAGGGGCGACATCACCAAGGCCGACAGCGAAGGGTGGACGCTCTACATCCGCGGCGGCTCCGGGACGCTCAAGAACAAGACCTTTGGCGACTCCTACACCTGCATTCAGATCGGGTAGCGCGCCCGGCGCATCCGGGCATCACAAGGGAGAGAACCATGCCGCAGGCAACCGACGACTGGGCGACCATCTTGGCGGACAACATCCGCAAGCTGATCGCCAACCCAGCCAACTTCAGCGCGCAGCAGGGACTGCAGGCGATGCTGGCGCAGATGATGCGCCGCGTGAACGACCTTGAGGCCAAGGTCGCGCTGCTGGAGCAGGGCAAGAAGCCCTGATCCCATCCTGCGCCGATCAGCCGGCGCGGCTTGCCTCTTCGACGATGGCGGCGTAGGCCGCCAGCACGTCCTGTTCGCTGTCCGGTGGCGGGCCGTAGTGGGGGCTATGCGCCTGCAGGGCCATGTCGATCGCCTGTTCCATCGCCGCCGTCTGCACGGCGGCGGCATCCCAGGCCTGGCTGGCGCCGAGCAGCAATTGCCGCCCCGTCCGAACGGCGCCGACGGCCGCGCTGACCATGGCCTGACGACGCGCGGCGGCGTTGACGTGCTCCGCGTGGCAGGCGCGGTAGGCCCGCGCCATCGCATGAGCGCCGACCCGCGCGCACAGAGTTACCGCCGGCGCGGCGGTGCTGGTGCTGTTCATCTCTGACCTCCTGGCCTCTCGGCCGCTGAAGCCCGCCCCGTGCGGGCTTTTTCACGCCCGCGAACTAGGGGCGCGGTGCGAGTGTCGCAGAAACTTCACCGTTTGGTGTTGACACGATGTTCACCATTCGGTGTAATACACCCACGCCAACCGACAGACCCACCGGGTCGGGTGGCGGCAAGGGGTTGAGATGGCACACGCAGAACTGACCGCGCAGGCCCTGGCCGCGCACAGCGTGCCGGGCTACGTGCCGCAGCACGGCGCAGACGGCGGCGAGTGCGTCGCGGTGCTGCACGAGACGCCGGTGATCGTGCGCTACGTGCTGACGATGGTCGGCCGCGACGAGCGCGCCGAGGTCGAGCAGATCAGCATCAACGGCGCGGCGATCCCGGCCGCGTACTTCGACGCCGACACGGTGGCCGAGCTGGGCCACGACTGCGAGCGCAGCCGCTTTGGGGCGGGCCTGTGATGTTCAGCCCCGCCGAGATCGAAGCGGTGCGGGCTGTGATGCCGCGCGCCAGCGACATGACCATCCAGCGGCACCTGCAGCAGCGGGTCGCGATCGTGGAGCAGCAGACGCGGCCCGTGCGCATCGGCATCACGCTGGAACCGCCGCGCTACGGCATGACCGGCCCAGAGTGCGGCGTGCAGCAGCAGTTGCGACTGGGCTACGTCCACGACGACGCGCAGGCCCTGGACGCACCCGAGTACATCGCCCGCGGCAGCGTGCGCACTGGCCACCAGATCATCAACGGCACGTTCTACGCCAGCACCACGGACGCGATGGGCGCCCGCATGCACGGTGTCTGAAATGGACTCGCGCACCACATGGGCCGACTGGCTCGCCGCAATCGTCATTGGCCTTGTTCTTGGCGCCCTGGCTGGCGCCGGCTTCTGAGGAGATCGACATGGGACAGCTTCTGCACATCCTGCGCGACGACGTTGCGCGCCAGCGCGGCGAGCGGCTGATGCCGGCAGGTCTGGACGAGCAGGGTCGCCGGGCGGTCCGCGGCTTCGGCCGCCGCTCCGACTTCGAGGACACCGTCGCCACCGGCCCCGGCAGCGCCGACGCGCTGGGCGATGACCAGGCGCAGCGGCACAGCGGCTGGGGCGCGCTGGACGAGTCGGCCGCCGTCGAGGGCGGCATGCACCGCGAGCCGTCGCGCACGTTCGAGGAGCTGCCCGGCCTGCTGCGCTCGCTGCTCTGGCCGCTGGCGGTTGTCGCCGCTGTGGCGGTTGTCTCCATCTTCCTGCCCACCGGCTGGCCGCTGGGCTGATCCATCAACCCCGGGCGCGCAAGCGCGTGAGGTGTGCGGGCTACTGATCCCCCTGGGGAAGTTCGACGGTAGAGAGCACCTGCAGCACCGATAGGCCGGCCGCACCGGAGGCCCGGGACCTTCACCACCACCAAGGGAAAGAGCATGAGCAACCAACTCGCAGTCGTGCCGCTGCACGACATCCAGATCATGGCCGACGCGATGGCCGGGTCCGGTCTGTTCGGCATGAAGAACCCGGTGCAGGCCATGGCCCTGATGCTGGTCGCGCAGGCCGAGGGCCAGCACCCGGCCACCATCGCGCAGGACTACGACGTCATCCAGGGCAAGGCCACCCGCAAGACGCACAGCGTGCTGGCGCGCTTCCAGCAGGCCGGCGGCAAGGTCGAATGGCACGAGCTGAACGACGCGAAGGCCGACGCCACATTCGCCCATCCGGCTGGCGGTGCGCTGCGCATGGTCTGGACTTTTGAGCAGGCCAAGAAGGCCGATCTGACCGGGAAGGACAACTGGAAGAAATACCCGCGGGCGATGCTGCGCGCCCGGTGCATCGCCGAGGGTGTGCGCGCCGTCTATCCGGCAGCCATCGGCGGGATGCTGGTGGCGGAAGAGGCGATGGACACGCCGGCCGCTGCGCCGGCACCGGCCGCTCCGCAGGTCAAGCACATGGGCGCGGCTGACGTTGTGCAGTCGGAACTGCCGCCCTACCCGCCCGAGGCGTTCACCGCGAACCTGCCGAAGTGGCGCGACCTGATCGAGTCGGGCCGCAAGACCGCGCAGGACCTGATGGCGATGCTGAGCAGCAAGGCCAGCTTCACCGAGCAGCAGCGTGCGCAGGTGCTGTCGCTGGGCGCCGCGCCGGCACCGGCCGCCGAGCAGGCCACGACCGGCGATGCCGACACCGACGACTTCGCCGCCGCCTATGACTCTGCCGAAGGGGGCGCCCAATGAAGACCGTCGAACTGATCCAGGGCAGCGCCGCCTGGCACGCCCACCGCGCCCAGCACTTCAACGCCAGCGACGCGCCGGCCATGATGGGCTGCAGCCCCTACAAGACGCGGGCCCAGCTGCTGCGCGAGGTGCACACCGGCCTGGCCGCCGAGGTCGACGCCAGCACGCAGCGCATCTTCGACGCCGGCCACCGCTTCGAGGCGCTGGCCCGGCCGCTGGCCGAGGACATCGTTCAGGACGACCTTTATCCGTGCGTCGGAGTCGAGGGCCAGTACAGCGCCAGCTTCGACGGACTGACTTTGGGCGGCGAGACGGCGTTCGAGCACAAGACCTTGAACGCCGAGCTGGCCGACCTGATGCGCGGCGACATGACCGGCGCAGACCTGCCGCTGCACTACCGGGTGCAGATGGAGCACCAGTGCATGGTGTCGGGCGCCGAGCGCGTGCTGTTCATGGCGACGAAGTGGGCTGACGACGGCGCGCTGATTGACTCGCGCCACTGCTGGTACACGCCGGACGCCGATCTGCGCCTGGACATCATGGCCGGCTGGCAGCAGTTCGCCGCCGACCTGGCCGCCTACGTGCCGCCGGCCGCCGCGCCAGCCGCGCCCACCGGCAAGGCCCCGGACAGCCTGCCTGCGCTGCGCATCGAGGTGACCGGCGCCGTCACCGCGTCGAACCTCGCCGAGTTCAAGGCGACCGCGCTGGGTGCCATCCGTTCGGTCAATCGCGAGCTGCGCACCGACCAGGACTTCGCCGACGCCGAGAAGGCCGTGAAGTGGTGCGCCGACGTGGAGACCCGGCTGAAGGCGGCGAAAGAACACGCCCTCAGCCAGACGGCCGACATCGACGCGCTGTTCCGTGCCCTGGACGAGATCGCCGCCGAGGCGCGCACGGTGCGCCTGGACGTCGACAAGCTGGTGAAGCGCCGGAAGGACGAGGTCCGCGAGCAGGCCGTGACCGCCGCCCGTGCCGCGCTGGACAAGCACATCGCCGCCCTGCAGGCCGAGCTGGCGCCGATGCGCCTGCAGCCGGTGGCGGCCGACTTCGCCGGCTGCATCAAGGGCCTGCGGTCCATCGCCAGCATGCAGGACGCGCTGGACACGACGCTGGCCCGGGCGAAGATCGACGCGGACGCGCAGGCCCGCGGCATCCGGGCGAACGTAGCTGCCTTCGAATCGCTGGCCCTGGCCGACGACTTCGGCTTCCTGTTCGCCGACCTGCATCAGCTGGTGCACAAGGCGGCCGACGACTTCGCTGCTGTCGTGCGGTCGCGCATCGCGCAGCATCGGGAAGCCGAGGCGGCGAAGGAGGCGGCGCGCCAGGCGGCCGAAGCCCGGCGCATCGCCGAGGCCGAGCGGCGCGCAGCAGCCGAAGCCGAAGCCCGACTGCGTGCCGAGCAGGAGACGCTGGCCCGGCGCGAGCGCGAGGCGGCCGAGGCGGATCGGCTGCGCATCGCAGCCGAGGAACTGCAGGCCGCGCAGCAGTCGCCCGAAGGCCGCGAGCTGTCGCCGGCCGCTCAGGCGGTGAACGAGGCGCAGGGCGCCGCCCGCTTCGCCGCTGCACACCCGACGCTGCGCAGGCTGGAGACGCCGGCCGCCAACGAGCCCGCCACGTTGAAGCTCGGCACGATCTGCGAGCGCCTGGGCTTCACCGTCAACGCCGCCTTCCTGGCCGACGTGCTGCACATCCGCGCCGCCGACAGCGCCGGCCGCGCCGTGCTGTACCGCGAGAGCCAGTGGCCGGTGATCTGCCAGCAGCTGCAGTCGCACATCAGCGCGATGGCTGAGCTGTACGGGCAGCAGCGGGCGGCCTGATGCCGGTCCTGGCCGCCATCACCCTGCGCAGCCCGGCCGACTGGCGCCGGCTGGTCGACCTAGTGCGCCCGCTGGCCGGGCCCCTGGCCAGTCGCGGCACGCCGCTGCGGGTGATGGTGGCCGAGAAGCGCGCCAGCCGGCGAATCGAGCTGAACGCCTTCATGTGGGCCGGCGTACTGGACCAGATCGCCCGCCAGCTGTGCATTGGTGGCCAGTGGTTCAGCGCCGAGACCTTCCACGAGTACCTGAAGCGTGAGCACTTGCCCCAGCGCTGCGCCAGCGGGGTGGAGAAGTGGACCTATCACGCGGACGGCACGCGCTCGCTGCGCATGTCGACGTCCGATCTGGACGACGACGAGTTCAGCGACTACCTGCTGGCCATCCAGGGCCACGCCGCCAGCGAATGGGGCGTGGTCTTCAACGAGCGAGACGAAGCATGAAGACACTGACGATCGAGATACCCGAGCCCGGCGACGAGCACGCCTGCGGCTTCGATGTCGTGGACGGCGAAGGCCGTCGCTGCAACGGCCTGGGGTGGGACGAGATGCTCGGCCAGGTGGCATTGCTGACGATCCCGCCGGGCCGAGTCGGCAACGGCTACCGCATGCAGACGCGGGAGCAGTGGGACGCCGAGCGGCGGCGCCGGACGGAATCCACGCAGGGCGGCAACGAGATGGACGCGCCGCTGTGACCGCCGCCACCGAAGACGAGGCCGTCCGCCTGGCCGCGACCATCGAAGCCGACGCCCTGCAGCGCGCTGGCCAGATCACCTACAGCCAGGCCCGACAGCGCATCCGCGACCGGCAGGCCAGCCCCGTCGCGCACCTGGCGCTGCAGCAGACCGATGCGCTGAACCGCGCGCTGGCCGCGCTACGCGAACTGCACAGCGTCGTGAAGCTGATGGAGCACCCCGACGAGATGAAGCGGCCGACCGATGCCGAGGTCGACGCCGCGCTGCTGCAGGCCGAGCGCGAGCTGGGCCGGCACTGAACAAGTTCCACGGCGCGCTGGACAAGCTGGCTTTACTCCCTGGCCACCAAGCATTCCCAGCCACCCGCAAGGGGCGCCCTCTTCTACACCCAGCCATGACCGACCTGAAGATCCAGCCCATCGAGCCGTGCAGTCACATCGGCAAGTGCATGGCCAGCCCGCAGAGTTACGCGAGATACATGAACAGCTACAGCGGAAGCGAGAACCCGGCACGGGTGGCCGCCTATGCGCTGCAGCAGCTGGAGCTGGCCCGCCAGAAAGACGTGGAGGCGCATCAGCGCAACCTGCCTGCCCTGGAGAACAACAAGGCGGTGCAGGACCACGTCAAGGCGGTGATGGACGCCATCGGCATGCCGAAGCGCTGGAGTGAGCGCGACCTGAAGTCCCGTTCGCGCTACCCGAAGACGATCAGCCACGACGCCGGCTATCTGGTCGACCTGCAGCGCGAGGTGCGCATCACCGACAACTTCGAGCACGCGACCAGCACCTATGAGCGGCTGAAGAAGGACTACGAGGCCTACGCGGCACGGGCTGCCGCCGAGTCCGAGCAGAAGGCCGCAGCAGCCCAGCGCCAGCGCGATGCCGAACTGGCGAAGCGCCGCGCCGACATGGAACTGGCCGCGATGCTGCTGCGCTACGAGTTGCCCATCGAATCGACCTGGCGCGACGTGCTGCACGCGCTGGCCGGCAAGCATCAGCGGCTGGCCTTGGCCATTGCCATGCAGCAGACCCGTGGCGACTGGAGCGAAGGCCCGTGGCGCGTGCGCGATGCGTTGCAAGCCTTTCAGATCGAGACCACCGAGGACAAGGACATCGCCAACGACGTGCTGTCCGGCCTGGAGTACTTCTGCGATGGGCGCGTGTTCCGCGACTGCCGCTGGAGCTACGACGCGCTGTTCGCCTCGATCCCCGACCAGCAGTTGGCTGCCGACGCTCAGACGGCACTGAACCACTGCAACGACTGAACCACTTCACCACCACGAAAGGCGCACATGCCATTTCAGCTTCTCACCCCGACCGCCGCAACCCTGAAGACGGTCACGCCGCGCACCGAGATCCACGGCGACGAGCCGGTCAGCGCGATCAGCCTGGGCCTGTCGATCACCGGCCCGAACACACTGCTGGATGCCCTGGACGGAGGCAAGCTGCGCAACGCGCTCTACATGGCCGTGCCCGATCAGGAGCAGTTGCCGGGCGTCGAGCCCAGCACGCCGCTGCTGCGAGCGCGCGGCATCGAGGAAGTGAAGTGCGCCGGCAAGCTGGAGGGCTGGACCGTGGCCTTCCAGCACGGCATCGGCGACGACATCCAACTCGGCGGATCGAAGATCGACAAGCTGCGCGTCGTGCCGATGGAAGGCGGCAGCATCGAGCTGCTGTTCCGTGTCGGCACCAGCGACATCAGCGAGGACGAGGCCGGCGCGCTGTTCGGCAAGCTGGGCCAGGAGGTGATGATCACCGTGACGGCGCCGGTGATCGCCAGCGGTGCGCCGATCATCGACGGCAGCAAGGCGGCGTTCGAGGCTGACCACCCGGATGCGGGCGACCTGTTCGCCGCCGAAGCGTCGCAGGCAGAAATTGACGCCGTCGCAGCCCACGACGACAGCGCCGGCCCGGGCGCCGGCAGCAGCGACGACGCGCCGTTCGACGAGCAGCCGCAGGGCGAGGCCTGGCCGGTGGAAGTCGGCGGCACCGACAGCGAAGGCGGCGAGACCGATGCCAGCAGCGACGCGGCTGAGTTCGAGGCCGGCGCGAAGGCGGCGATCCAGAAGGCCACCGGCGGCCGGCGCGGCAAGCGGACGCGGGCGGTGGTCGAATGAAGCCCGACATCCTCACCGCGAGCGGCGTCTACTTCGACTTCACGGAGCCGCACGCCAGCGACTTCACGATCGAAGACGTCGCGCACGCGCTGTCGCACATCTGTCGGTTCACCGGGCACTGCCACACCTTCTACAGCGTGGCGCAGCACAGCGTGCTGGTGTCGCTGGTGGTGCCGCACGAGGATGCCCTGGCCGGCCTGTTGCACGACGCGGCCGAGGCCTTCATCGGCGACGTGTCGAAGCCGCTGAAGCAGCTGCTGCCCGACTACAAGGTAATCGAGGACCGCGTCGAGGCTGCAGTGTTGGGCCGTTTCGGTCTGCCGGCCAAGCTCCCGGCCAGCGTGAAGGCGGCCGACCTGGTGCTCCTGGCCACCGAGAAGCGGGACCTGATGCCGGGCGACCGGCACACCTGGGAATGCATCGCTGGGCACAAGCCGCTGGACGAGCAGATCGTGCCGATTCCTCCCCGGAAGGCGCGAGCGGCGTTCCTGGCGCGCTACTTCGAGCTCACCCAGAAGGCGGTGGTCAAGTGAGCGCCGTCCAGCCAGCGATGCTGCGCCTGGCCATCCGGCAAGAAGGCCAGATGGTGAACGCCTACGTGGCGATGACCGCCAGCATGGACGGCGCGCTGCACATCGGGTGCATCAGCACCGGCCTGCTGAACATGCAGCCCGCGCTGTTCGAGCAGTTCAAGGCGCTGATGACCGCCGGTATGGCGGCGATGGTCGAAGCTGGTGGCTGCACGGTGCTGGGCACCTTCGAGCAGGCCGCGCCCGAGCACGAGAGGGCGGGGCACGCATGACTATCGCCCGCAGCATCCCCCGCTATGGCCGGATCGAGGTTGGCCAGCGCGTGTGCTTCGAGCGCGTGATGCCTGCCCCGACGACCGAGCGCGCCACCCTGGGCCGCGGTGTCAAGACCGTGACGATCCGCACCGAGCACCTGGTCGAAGACATCCGCCCGTGCGACAGCGGCGTGCTGGTGACGCTACGCCATGCCGACGGGCGCGGCGAGGTGCGGCACTGCTTCAACGCCTACGGCCAGTGCTGGGGCGGTTTCGGCGGTCTGCAGGTGCTGGCCGATGCGCCGATGCAGCGCGGGCTGCCTGGGGTGCGCGCATGCTGACGCCGCAGTTTCTGCTGCCACTGGCCGACGAGCTGGTGCGGGCGAACTACACCGAGCGCCAGGCGCTCAGGGAGGCAGCATGACCACCGACGAGCGCGCCGCCGCGCTGTTCGACCTCTACAGCGACATCATCGCGCGCATCCGTTTCGAGCCGCTGACCCGCGCGCAGCAGCACGCCCAACTGGACCGCATAGCTGCTGCCGTGGCCGCCCCTGCCGCCCGTAGTGCGCCCGATGGCTGGGAGTTGCAGGCGACGGACAAGTGGGCCTCCATCATCAACAAGTCGTCACAGTGCGGGCAAGACTTCTACCCCGACCGCGATCCGCTGATCTTCGCGTTCTTGCGGGCCCTCGCCGCAGCCCCCGCTTCCCAGCCGCTGATGGTCAACGGCCTGACGGAACCCGAGACGGCACAGACGGCATCGGTGGCCGGGCTGACTGCCGCCCAGCCGGCACAGGCCGAGCCGACCGATAGCCCCGACTTCAGCCGCATCGCGTTTGAGGCGTGGTGGAAGCGGCATGGCGAGTTCATCCGCGCCGGTGGCGGCGACTACGAGAAGTGCTCTGCGTGGGGCGCGTGGCAGGCCGCAATCGAGATTCCATGCGAGTGCGAGTGGAAGCGGCAGCAGGGGGCCACCGAGGCGCCCGCATGGGTGGCGCTGCCCGCCGACCTGATCGACTACATGCACCGCCACCTGTCACTGGCGCGGCGCGCCTTGGGTGCCTTCTTGGCGCTCGGCAAAGAGGTAGAACGTGCCGCCAAGTACGACCGCTGGATTGCCGCGCTGGACTGTACGGAATGGGCGCCCGCACGGGTGGCGCTGACTGATGCGCAGATTGAGCGACTTTGGCTCACCGGACACGGCGGTTTTCCAAGTCCTACCGTCGCGTTCGCCCGCGCCATCGAGCGCGCCCACGGCATCCAGGCCGGCACCGATGGGGAGAAGCGCAATGGCTGACTCGCTGATGGTCTTTCTCTTCATCATGGCATCGCCTATGTTTGGGCGCGCCCTTGGCGCTGACAGATTCACCGAAGCCGGCGCGTGGTTCTTGCTGATGCTGGTGATAGTGCTGCGCGCTGTGGAGCAGAAGGAGAAGCGCAATGGCTGACCGTCCGGTGAGTGCGCCGCCCAAGTTGATCGGGCATATGTACCTTGCCCGCCTCCCGTGCGGCAAGGTTGTTGCAGCCGCATGGGACGAGGCAGACAACAAGAAGGACACAGCCGCCAGCGTGGCCCGCTGGATCAAGCGTGGCAACACCGTGGAGCGCGTGGCCCGGTATCAAGGCGACCCGCAGCCGAATTGGTGCTGCGGCCCATCCGAGCCGTGCGAGTGCCGCACCCCGGCGCATGCCGCCACACACAAGGAGCAGCCGTGAGCCGCGTGATTCTGTGCAGTTTCTCGGGTTCGCTGGGTGAGTTGCCGAAGGGCAAGCGCACCGTGCAGAACGCACTGCAAGTGCTGGCCGCTGACCCGCGCGTCAGCACGTTTGAGCGCGGAACGGCATGGCTGGAATCGCTGCTGGCCGAGCTTCTTGGACTCGGGCTGGTGACGGAAGACCACGCCGAACCGTACCCGTGGCACCGCTTCAACTTGACTGATGAAGGCCGCGCCGTTCTCGCACACAAGGAACAGACCAAGTGACCCTGACCATTTCCATGCCCGCGCTGCTGCTGATTGGCTTCAGTCTGGCGCTGTTCATCGGCGTGACCATCCTTTGCCACCAGCAGGGCATGCTGGACGGCCCTGGCAGCGGCGGCTACTTGGGCGGCATCGATGCGCTGTTCACCATCATCCTGTACGCGATTATGAAGCTGGCCAGCGTCACCGGCGTGATGATGGCCAACGCCGAGGGTGCCGACATCGCGTTTGATCGCCTGCTGGGCACCGCCCAGTTCGTGCTGAAGACCATGCCGAAGCAGCCGGCCAAGCTGGTGAAGGTGCACTGACCATGGCTGACCAGACCGCTATCGAGTGGTGCGACAGCACCTTCAATCCCTGGATCGGCTGCACGCGCGTCAGCCCGGCCTGCGACGACTGCTACGCGGCCCGCAGCACGCCAGCGCGCACGCTGGGCGTGGTGTGGGGCACGGGCGAGCAGCGGCGCCGCACCAGCGACGCGAACTGGAAGCTGCCGGCCCAGTGGCAGCGCCAGGCGGCAGCCTTCCAGGCCCAGCACGGCCGCCGGCGCCGGGTGTTCTGCGCCAGCCTGGCCGACGTCTTCGACAACGAGGTGCCGACCAGCTGGCGCGTCGACCTGTTGCGTCTGATCGAAGCCACGCCGGATCTCGACTGGCTGCTGCTGACGAAGCGCATCGGCAACGTGGATCGGATGCTTGACGAGGCGGCGCGGCTGATGCCAGAGGTGCTGCGCTGGCCGCTGCCCAACGTCTGGCTGGGTGCCACCGTGGTCAACCAGGCCGAGGCCGACCGCGACGTGCCGAAGCTGCTGCGCACACCGGCGGCGGTTCGCTTCCTGAGCGTGGAGCCGATGCTGGGGCCGATCAACCTGACCAGCGTCCCGGTCGGTGGCGGGCATGGCCACCACGAATTCGACCCGATCATCACCGGCAACGCGCTGCGCCGCGCCGACCGCGAGGCGCCGCACCTGCACTGGGTGATCTGCGGCGGCGAGAGCGGCCCGAAGGCCCGGCCGATGCACCCCGACTGGGCCCGCAGCCTGCGCGACCAGTGCGCCGACGCCGGCGTGCCGTTCCTGTTCAAGCAGTGGGGAGAGTGGGTCGAGGCTGACCGCGACGGCGACACCGTGACGGCAACCGAGGCAAGCGGCATCGACCTTGAAGAGCGCCGATACGACTTGACCGCTGCACACGGCGCCGAGTTCGTTCGGGTCGGCAAGAAGGCCGCCGGCCGCCTGCTGGATGGCCGCACGCATGACGAGTGGCCGGAGGTGCGTCGTGGCTGACCGCCCCATCCTGTTCAGCGCGCCGATGGTGCGCGCCCTGCTGGCCGGCACGAAGACGCAGACGCGGCGTGCCGTGAAGATGGATCGCTGGCGGCTCGCCGATGGCGGTGAAGAGTTCGCGCCACCGACCGCTGCTTGCCCCTACGGACAGCCCGGCGACCGGCTGTGGGTGCGCGAAGCCTGGGCCCGCACGAAGGTCGCGCAGGACGCCACCGGCGCCATCGTGGTGGTGTACCGAGAGAGCGACAGCCGCACCGACTACGGCGGCCCGTGGAAGCCGAGCATCCACATGCCGCGCGCCGCGTCGCGCATCACCCTGGATATCACCAGGGTGCGCGTCGAGCGGCTGCAGGCGATCAGCGAGGCGGATGCAATCGCCGAGGGCATCGTGCAGACGTACGACGGCTGGGGCCTACCCGCCGGCGAGCACTACCACGCAGCCGACCCGCGGCAGAGCTACTTCAGCCTGTGGGAGGCGATCAACGGCCCGGGCAGCGTCGAGGCAAATCCGTGGCTGTGGGTGGTCGAGTTCAAGCGGCTGGAGGTGGCCCATGGCTGACCCGACCCCCTGCCTGATCGTCGAGTGCAGCGACGTCGAGGCCTGGCCATCGCTGTTCACTGGCGAGCCGCCGCGGTTCGGCACCACCGGCCCGTTGCGCATCCCCGCGGGCCGCCAGCCGGCGATCCTCCAGCCGGACCTGGAGACCGCCGAGCGCGAGGCGCAGCGGCTGGCCAGCACCAAGGGCGCCGGGAAGGTCTTCGTGATCTTCCAGGCCGTGGCAGCCGCGCGCATGGTCACGGTGCACAGCCACACGACGCTGGGCGGCAAGCTCACCGGCGAGCAGCTGGTGCCGCGCGTGCTGGACCTGGGCGAGTTCGACGACTCGATCCCGTTCTGACCATGGCCTACGCTGACTACCGACTGTGCGACGTCTGCGAAGGCAAGGCCTTCTACGACGCCAAACTGAACCACGCGCATGGCCCGGGCGATCCGCGCTGGCCGCACGGCCCCGCCTACCGCAACGCCGGCGCCGACCAGTTCGACACGCCCGAGAAGTGCGAGAAGTGGGGCATGCGTCTGGACCGGCTCGGCGACTGGGCCGTGATCTGCGCCGACTGCGCGAAGACTCACCGCACCGTGGTCGTGCCGATCGACGCCGCGCCGTCTGGAGGCTGACCATGCCCTGCACCCCCTTCACCCTGCAAGGCGGCGCCAACGGCTTCATCTGCAGCCGCACGCCGCGCCCGCGCTGCGCCTGCGGCAAGCCGTCGGCGTTCCAGTGCGACGCGCCGACCAGGCGCCGCAGCGGCACCTGCAGCCGGCACCTGTGCGCGCAGTGCGCCACGGTGACCGGCCCCGACACCCACCTCTGCCCGACGTGCGCCGCACAAGGCGCACCGGCGCAGGGAAGCCTGGAGCTGTGATGACCGAACCGAAGAAGCCCGCCACGCCAGCCGAGGCCGAGGAACTGGCGAAGAAGGCCGTCGGCGACTACCTGACCGCCTGCCGGATGGCCTGCCCTGACCCCGTGGCGATGGGGAACTACCTGATGAAGCTGGCCAGTGTCACCGGCGTGATGATGGCCAACGCCGAGGGTGCCGACACGGCATTCGATCGCCTGCTGGGCACCGCGCAGTTCGTGCTGCGCAGCATGCCGAAGAAGCCGGCGACGCTGAGGCCGATCCAATGAGCGGCGACAAGCACCACAGCCGCGTCAGCCCGCAGGGCCGCGCCATGGGCAAGAGCGCCGCACGCCTGGCCGAGCTGGGTCGCGCCCGCCTGGTCGCCCTGGGCCTGGATGCCATCAAGGCGCCAGGCCTGCGCGACGAGATGTGCAAGACCTGCGCGTGCCAGCCCGGCAGCGTGCCGAACGGTTGCCTGCAGACGCAGCTCGACTTCCTGAAGGCTGCGGCCGAGGGCAAGCCCTTTCTGTGCCACGCGCCGCTGGATGGCCGGATCTGCGCTGGCTGGGCCAGCGTGCGGACGCAGCTTGCCGCGACGCCGCTGCCGGCCGCCGTGATGGCGCTGCTGGCGCAGCACGAGTACAGCCCGGCCGACACCGAGGACGCCAAGCCATGACCGCCGCCCTTCCCTTCCTCTCCGACGCCGAGCTGCAGGCACTGTGCGATGGCCTGGAGCAGCCGGCCGCGCAGCTGCGCTACCTGAAGCGCCTGGGCCTGCACGTCGAGCGCAAGCCCAACGGCCGGCCGCTGCTGATGCGCAGCGAGTTGGAGCGCGTGCTGGGCGCTGGGCGCATGATGCCGGCGAACGATGCCAGCGGGGCCGATGCGGACGGGAAACTGCCGGCCCCGGTATTTGACCTGTCGGCCATGCGGCGCGGGGGGGTGAAGCGTGGGCAGAAAGCGTAAGGACGACAGCCTGGGCCTGCCGCAGCGGGTGTACCTGCGCCACGGCTCGTTCTTCTACGCCCACCGGTCAGGCAAGTGGGAGAACCTGGGCAAGGACCTGGCCGCGGCGAAGCGCAAAGCCGAGCACTACGCTGACCCGACAGGCACCTACGGCACGATGACCTGGTTCATGCAGCAGTTCCTGCTGGACTTCGAGCAGCAGGTTCGCGCCAAGCTCCGCAGCGAGCGCACCCTGAAGGACTACCAGGATGCGTTCGGCACGGCCGACGAACCGGGCATGCTGCGCCAGATCTTCGGCCACTTCCTGCCGCAGCAGATCGAGCCCCACCACATCGACGCCTACCTGAAGGAGGGGGCGAAAGAAGGCCGGGCGGTCCGCGCCAACCGCGAGCGCGCGGCGCTGTCGTCGTGCATCAGCTGGATGCTGCGCAACCGGCACGGCGGCCTGAAGATCAACCCGTGCATGCGAGCGAGCGGCATCCAGCGCAACAGCGAAACCGCACGCGCCCGCTACGTGACCGATGCTGAGTACCAGGCCGTCTACGAAGAGGCGCCCCCCACCGTGCGGCTGTTGATGGAGCTGACCTATCGCACCCTGCAGCGCCCCGAGTCCGACATCCTGGGCTGGACGGCGGCGGTGGTGAAGCAGTCGCCCGAGGGTGGCCGCGTGCTGGCGTTCCAGCAGCGCAAGACCGGCCGCGGCGTGCAGATTGCGGTGACCGGAGACCTGGCCGCGCTGCTGGATCAGGCCATCGGTGCCGTGCCGGTGCTGCATCAACCAATCGTGCACACGCTGACCGGCGAGGCCTACAGCTACAGCGGGATCAGCGCGATGCTGAAGCGGGCCCAGGGCAAGGCCCGGCAGAAGCACAAGGCGCTGGCCAAGATGCCCGCCTTCGGCTTTCGCGACCTGAAGGGCAAGGGCGCCACTGACATGTGGCTGGCCGGCGAGCCGATCGAGCGCATCCAGCTGCTGTGCGGCCACTCGAAGGCCAGCACGACCGAGATCTACATCAAGGCCAGGTGGACGCAGACCGTAGCGCCGAACGACCGGAAAATCACGGCCTGACGGTGTTCAATATCCAGTAGTTTCGAGCAGGGCGTCCGCAGGTAGAAATTTGTAACGGGGCCTCGGATATATTGGAGGTGCACCGGCAGATTTTGAGCATTGGCGCGGAGTCCAGCCCGATTGCACCCGCCGCCTGTTAATCCGTAGGTCCCTGGTTCGAGCCCAGGTCGGGGAGCCAAAGAAAACCGATATGAAACAGGCACTTAGCCCACAAGGCTAGGTGCCTTTTTCTTTTCTAACTTGCCGGATATTGAACGCCAGTTGGACGCTGTCCAATATCCAGCAGCCCTGGCACAGTTTCTGATCCACCTCCGCCCTACCCTCTCGGCATGCTGTTCGACGTTGTTCTTCTGCGCCGTGAGGGCCGCCGACTCCTGCGCGCCGACGTACTGCGCGAGGTGCCTGTGCGTGGCGACGTGGCCACCACCGACACCGGCGCCCGCTACGGCCTGATCGCCACCCTGACCGCAGCCGGCGCCGAGCTGGCGCGCATGGAGCGCGTCACGGTCGGTCGGATCGCCGGCAGCAGCATGGTGCTGGCCGGCGTCGAGGTGACCGACGGCGAGCGCCACGTCCAGGAGTGGTGGTGCCGGCTTGTCAGCGGCGGCCCGCCGCGGCCGTACGACCCAGATCCGCCGTCGGCGGTGGTGCGCGACCCGAGCTATGCGCCGGCGTGATCCGGTGGGCCGTCGCTGTTCGCCGCAGCAAAGCCGTGCCAGTAGCCACAGGCCGGATCCATCAGCCCTGAGTCGGCCGGGATGACGAGGGCCACGGGCCAGCCGGTGGAGCGAAACGCCACCAGGGATTCGCAGCCGCGCGGCAGCACTGCCGGGCTGCGGGGGTCGCGCTGGAAGACGGGCGGGATGGGTGGCAGCATCGTCGGCGCGACTGTAGCGCCGGGCTGAAGATCACCCGCCGCGCTCGTCCTTGCGCTGGCTGCTGGCCGATGAACCGAGCCAAAACCCTGTGACGCTGGACAGCCCGCCGCTGACGACGGCGCCAACGACCATGCTCTGCACTTCGACGCTGAACGGCCCGGTCAGCACGCGCCAGGTGGTCCAGTAGACCAGCGGAAGAATGGCGGCTGTGACAGCCGCGGTGTACCAGGCGGCTGGCTTCATGGCTGCACCGCCTGGGTTTTCAGGAGACCCATCACGCCGGCCCAACCTGCAAACTGGTAAGCGGCCAGGACAAAAACCGCAATCCAGGCAACCTGCTTCAGCGCCTTGAACAGCCCGCCCAGCAGCCAGCCACCGGCAGCGCTCTGCGCCTGCTGTCGCATGGCGGCGCCTGCAGCCTGCCAGAGCGCCGGGTTACTGGCGGCGGCCATGATCCCAGCCTCGACCGCCGCGGCGATGGCTTCGGCATTCGCCTGCTTCATGGCTGCCAACTCGGAATCCACCCGGTCAAACTGGCCGACGGTGTAGTCCTGGAATGCGTTGTGCTGCGCATCATTCATGGCCCTGACCTCGCAATCACACCGAGGTGATGGTCTGCCAGGCAGAGCCGGTGTAGACGCACAGCTTGCCCAGGGTGGTGTCGAAGACCATCAAGCCGGCACCGGGGCTGCTGATTGCGTTCTTCTGGGTCGTCGTCATGTTGGGCATGCGCACACCACGGGTGGTCGACTGCACGTCGAGCTGCGCCGAGGCGTGCGGCGACGCGGTGTTGACGCCCAGCCGACCGCCGCTGTCCAGGCGCATGTACTCGGTCGCGCCGACGCTTTCCCATCGGTGCACGTCGGCCCGGTGCAGCGCGTTGTTCGCCACCGTCGCGTGGGCGCTGCCGTACCAGATCGACTGCGAGCCGTTCTGGTCCGAGCTGCCGTGGAACTGCAGGCCGCCCGTGGTGCTGTTGTTCAGCACCCGGGACAACAGCGCAGTGCCGTCGCCCAGCTGCACGATCACGCCGTCCGTGCTGCCGGCGTAGATCTGCATGGCCGGCAGCCGCGTGGCCGTGCCTGCCTTGCTGACCTCGAAGTTGAACTTCAGCCCGTGCGCGCCAGAGTTCCAGGCTTCGGTCGTCAGCACCTGGAAGGCGGCAGCGGATTGCGACAACACGCCCGAGCCGTCCCAGCCGCGGAAGCCCATCGACATCAGGTAAGACCCGCTGCCGATCGCGCTGGGCGACGCGACGCTGCCGTTGTAGCGGCACCAGTGCATGTTGTTGCCGAAGGCGCTCACGCCATAGCTGTTGACCCGCAGCACCTGGTTGGCGCTGTTGTCGTTCGTGACCTCCCACAAGTGCGCCGCGTCGCCACTGGCGTTGTTCTGGTCCCGCGCCCCGTTGCCAGCGGCCAGGAATGGCGCGCTGAACTCGTCGGCGTAGTCGTTGACGCGCTGCACGACCTCCAGCAGCTGGGCGCGGGCCAGCCGCGGGCTGTCGGAGCCGGAGTCGAGGTTTGCGGTGCTGATGTCTGCCATGGGGCCTCTCAGGAGTAGATGCGGACCTGTGCGCGGTACAGGGTCGGCAGTGAGCCGGCCACGGTCCAGCGGACGCGGAGGTAGCGGAAGGTGACCGTGCTGGACGGGATCGCCGCCCATGCCGAGTAGCTGACGCCATCGGTGCTGCTCTGGTACTCGACGGTGGTGGTGCCGTCGGCGACATGGCCAGCGCGGATGCGGCGGGCCGCCGAGGAGCCGACGTCGATCGTCGTGTGCTGATAGACCAGCGACCCGGCCGAGGCGCCATCCCAGTCGAGCCAGGCGTCCCAGGTCGTCGGGATCGTGTCCCAGGTCAGTGCGCCGATCTCGATCAGGTAGTAGCCGAGGACGTCGCAGTTGGTCTTCGTGCCAGGCCAGCCAAGCGCGCCGGCGTCGATCGATGCGATGGGCGAGCCGAAGCCGCCAGCGTCCAGCAGGATGGTCATGCGCTTGTCGTTCGCGCTCTCGTGACCGCTGGTGTCGCGGGCCTTGATGGAGATGACCCACTCGCCATCGGCCGGCGTCTGCGCGTGGCGGCTGCGGTCCAGCCGGCCGGCCTCCCACAGCGGCGTCATCAGGCCCCACGGGTAGTCGAGCGTTGCGTCGCAGTAGCGGGCGACGAAGCCGTCGAGGTCCGGTTCGGCCGGCATGTCCCAGTAGTACGCCCGGCCGCCTTGCGGCCACTCAATCGCCGTGAAGGCGGCCACGTCCGCCGGCGGCGCCGACTTGCCGATGACCGTGTGCGTCTTTGTGTCCGACTGGCCGCGGAAGCCGGCGCTGTTCGCCGCCCAGGCCTCGACCACGATCCGGTCGCCGTCCTGGGCGCCGACCAGGTACGCGCCGGAGTCGCCCGCGTCGGCATCGACCTCGCGCCACTCCGCGTCTGTCCCGACGCGGCGCCAGCGGATCACGACCATGCCCTGGCCGTCCTGCAGGTAGGCCCCGGTCAGCGCGGACCACGACACCCAGACGCGGGTTGTGATCGTGCCGTCAGTTGCCCGCACCAGGTGCGCGGTGCCGCTCTGAGGATCGGCCAGCGCGATGGTCTCGACCAGCCACGGCGGCGGCAGGTCGGTGTTGGGCGTCGGATCGGCCTCGACCGCATCGACCAGGTCGTAGGCGTCAGCCGCGTCTTCCTGCAGCGCCAGCGTGACCGGCGCGGACAAGCCGAACTGCCAGTCGGTGACGCGGTAGGTCTTCGGCGTCGTGATGCCGTATTCGGCGCTGGTGACGGTCACGCGGTCGCCGACCTGTAGCGGCCACGCGCGCAGCTTGGCCGGGTACTGGATGACCTGGCTATTCCGGCCGCGCTCGACAAGGATGCGCGCGATGTTGGCGCAGTGCGGCTTGCTGTTCGTGAACGGAAGCGCCACGTCCTGCCACAGCGGCTCGCCGTCGGCGGTCACGAACGTAGCGTTCTGGTACGGCTCGAAGTCTGTCGGGCTGGCGCTGTCGGCGCCGATGTAGGTTCCGCGCACGCCATTGACCAGCTCGTCGATTCCCGCGCCGGCCTGCAGCACCTCGATCTGGCCGTCTAGGTCGTCGTCGGTCAGATCCATCACCGGCGGCGTCCAGGCGCCGGCCAGGATCTGCCACTGCGCGCCGTAGATCGCAAAGCCGGCCATGCTGTCGGCCAGCTTGTCGAGCACTGCCTCGCGCGATTCCTCGGTCGTGGCAACGCCGTTGCAGCGGTAGGTGCGATCGGCGGCCGTCGTGCCGCCGATGTCGGTCGTGATGCTCACGTCGCAGGCGTTGGCTGCCGCGATGGTGAAGCTGTCGACGACGTCGGCGTTGTCGCTGGCCATGCCGTACTCGCCGACGATCCAGTCGCGCGTGCACAGGGCTGGGTTGTCGCTCCATTCCCAGGTGGTCGGGTCGGCGTAGCGGTGCGCGCCGGTGCCGCCGTTCGTGCTGTCCTTGCGCGGGTCGTACAGCTTGCGGCCCTTGACGCGGCAGGTGAGATTCGGCGGTCCACCCTGGAATCGCGAGTCCTCCAGATCCAGGGTGACGACCAGGTAGGCGCAGCCGCGCAGCCGATGGCTGCTGTCCCACTCGGTCGGCTTGATGCCGTTCAGGTAGGTGTCGACGGTCTGGCTGTCGGTGCCCAGATGCTTCTGCACACGGATGACGCCCGGGTTGAGCGCGGTCTCGTAGACCACGGTCACGGCGCCGGCCTCGGCCAGCCCATCGGTGACGGTCAGCAAGGTGCCGCCGCCGCCAATCGTGACGGTTCTGTCAACGCTCCAGGATCCGTTCGACTCATCCGACCCGCTGCTGACTGCGCTGACGATCGACGTCGCCGGCGCGGTCACGGTCAGCGAGCCGCCGGTGATGGTGACGGTGACCAGCTTCTTGTCGCTGTTCGTGGTCCAGTCGCTGGCCGTGGCGTAGCCGTCGGCGTCCAGCGCGCCGAGGCTGACGCCGTCGATGAAGCACTCGCCCAGCGCCTCGACCTCGTGCGAGGCCATCAGGATCACCAGGTGCTTCAGGCCGTCCGGCTTCGTTGTGGTGCCGCCGCCGCTGGATGCCGCGGTCGTCTTGTCCGTGGTGAACATCGCCACCACGGCGCCGCCGGTGATGCACTCGCCGTAGACGACGCGCCAGGGTGGCGTGCCTTGCGGCACGGTCACGCTGCGATCGGTGACGCTGGCGTTGTACGCGCGGGTGGCGTCGCGCTGCGCGTTCTTGGCGCGCCGGCGGGCGTCGATGCCGCCGTAGATGTTGGCAGCCAGCAGCACGTAGCCGCCATAGGTGGCGATCGCGCCGGCGACCAGCGCCGCGGTGCCCGTGAAGCCGGCTGCCGACCCGGCGGCGATCAGCGAGATGGGGTCGGCCTGTACCGCCGCCGGCAGGGCCAGCAGCGCGCAGGCGGTGGCGATGGCGGTCAGGCGGTTGCGCATGCTGCGGGCTCGATGTGCCAGGCCGCCGAAGCCGCCTGCATGGGGAGATTGGAGACGCCGGCCGCTGTCAGGACTGCAGCTGTCTGGCCGGCGCACAGACCCAACGTCTGGCCGCCGTCGCGCTCGACCAGCACCACGTCGCCGGGCCGCGCCATGGAAGGCGGCACAGGATCGCGCGCCAGCTCGGCGGTCACGGCAGCGCGCAGGGTGCCGCCCAGCCTGGCCAGCACGCGGCGCGAATGCGCCAAGTCGCGCAGCGACGGCGCAGCGACTGCCCGGCCTTCGACCGCACGGACCCAGCCGGAGGCGAACTGCGCGCAGTTGCTGTCGGACCAGTCAAAGCGATGGCCGCCGGCTAGGTACTCGGCCAGCCGGGATGCGATAGAGCGCGCCATGTTCACTTCTGCTGGAAGCGCTTTGTCAGCCAGACGGCCGGCGTGTCGATCAGCGTCTGCACGTACTCGAAGCCGTTGTCACCAGGGAAACGGACCACGTGCTGCGCGTGCGTGTGGCGCAGGCCCGTCGCCGCGCGTGACCGGTTGGCGCCGGCGCGGGTGCAGATCATCTCGATGCGCCCGCTGCTGCTGCCGTCCTTGCTGGTGCTGCGGCGGATGCGTACCTTGCTCATGTAGCCGGCCCAGCGCGCCACCGCGGCGCCGACAGGCTGGAAGTCGGGGCCGATCAGCTGCAGGTACATGCGAACAGCCCGGTTGCGGTAGTTCTCGACGTTGCCAATCGCCGCGGCCAGCATCGCGGTGCTGGTCAGTGCCAGGCCGAGCGTCACGTCGCCCGGTGAGCCGTCTTCCGACTCGCGCACGCCTTCCACGCTGACCAGCGAGCCGAAGCCAGACCAGGTGTTGCCGCCCGAGTCGATATCGACGGCGTTCGTCGTGTAGCGCACCAGTCCGCCGGCGAAGTCCAGCGACACCAGCCACTGCACGCCGCGGACGTTCGCCTCGATCTGCGCCTGCGCGCTGCTGTCCAGCGTCAGCATCAGGCGCTCCAGTCCTCAATCAGGTCGAAGGCGAAGCCGCCCGCGCCGGTGCCGCCAGCCACGCCAGACCAGTTCACTGCGTCGGGCCGCTGCTTGAAGTGGCCGAGCGGCTTGTCCCAGGCGACCGCGGTGCTGCTGGTGAACTGCTTGCGCAGAGGCGGCTCGATGCTGACCGTCATGGCGCCGGAACCGTCGGCTGTCGCGTTCGCGGTGACCATGCACAGGTGCGAGCCGACGCCGGTGCTGACCTGCAGCATGTCGCCGGCCAGGAGCGTCGCGTTGCCCTGGTAGTCGGTCAGCGCGCCGATCTCCAGCTGCACGCCCCAGATGCCGATGGAACTGACGCCGTCTCCGGTGTGACTTGCAGCAAACGAAGTGGTTGCCTGGCTTCCAATCTGAGGAAACGTGGAGGTCGTTGCCGTCGCCGTTGCGCCAGCAGAAATCCTCCACCATCCGTTGCCGGCATCGGTGGACGCCGCCGCGACGCCACCTGTGTTACTCAGGATCGCACCGGTCGACAGGTTGACGACGATCCCTTTATTGCCGCCGAAAGACGACGCCGGCAGCAAAAGACGCGCATAGCGAGTTCCGACGCCCGCCTTGACATAGGCGCTCAGCGTGTAGAAGTTTCCCGACACGACGGACACCGACCTGGCGATGTAGTGTCCGCCGGTGCTGGTGTCCTCGACCAGCGTGTCGCCCGTCGCCGAGCCGTCCGGAGCGGTCAGGCCGTTGGCCGTGATCGTCGCGCCGACCTTCGACCATGCCGCGTTGTCCAGCGTCTGGTGGTAGGTGAACAGCTGGTTCGACGGCATGCAGCCAGCCAGGGCCAGCGACACAGCGCCGGCCGCCGCGGTCGACGCCAGCGTGATGGAGCCGCGCGCCGTGCCGCGGGGCTGCGGTTGCGCCACGTCGTAGAGCGCCAAGTGGTTGACCCGGCCGCGCAGCTGGACCGCGATGGCCTTCCACAGCGCTGCGACGGCCGGCTCCAGCGCATCCAGCGTGCGCAGCGCCGCAGTCCACCGCGGCGGGCCGCCCAGCCGCGTCGCGGTGTGGCCGGTGCTGTCGCTCTGCTCGCTGATGTCGAAGCGCTGCTGGCCGATGGTCAACTCGGCCAGGTAGGCCAGCGCGGTGTCGGATGGCGTGATGATGCTCATGCGACCCCCATCCGGTGGAGTTCTTCCATCATCTGGCGCTGTCCTTCAGCGTTCGCCTGTGCCACCAGCGCATGCACCTGGGCCTGGTCGGTGCGGCTGTCGATGCGCACGTTCGGCGCGTAGTTCAGGACCACACGCGAGCCGCCTGTCGGGCTGCCACCGGCCGCCGGGTTGTACCGCTTCGGCAGCACCGCCTCGCCCTCGTGCAGCGTCGCCTTCAGCCCGTCATAGGGCACGTAGTTCGTGCCCGTGGCCATCGGCAGGCTGCGGTCGAAGCGCGCGAAGTCGCCGGTGGTGCCGCCGGACGGCACGCCGCCGCTCAGGAGGTTGCCGGCCGCGCTCAGCAGCGAGCCGAACAGCCCGCCGTTGCCGCTGGTGCCGACAAGCTGCGTCGCCAGCGCATCAGCCAGCCGGCTGGTCACGCGGCTGAAGATGGCGTTGCCCAGACCTTCGGCGAACGCCTTGACCGGGTTCTTCGTGTCCTGGAAGGCGCGGGCCAGCGCGTCGCGCACGTCGGTGTAGGTCTGACTAGCGGCGTCCTTCGGCAGGTCTTTGGCGGGCTCGTAGAAGTTCTTCAGGTCCTGCCGGCGGGTGATCAGTTCCTCGCGCTCGCGCAGCAGGTCGATCTGCTGCTGCAGGATGGCCCGCTCGGTCTCGTTGGCCTCGGTGACCGCCAGCAGGGCCTGCCGCTCTTCCAGGATGGCCCGCGCGCTGCTGACTCGGGCGCGCTCAATCGCCGCCTTGGCGTTCTCGTCCTGCCCGATGAGTTCGATCTCCTCGCGCATCGCGGTGTTCTTGTCGCGCAGCTTGTCGGTCTCGGCGAAAGACTTCATCAGCGCATCGGACGCCAGCTTCGACTGGTCCTGCCTAGCCTTCGCCTGCTCCTTTTCCAGGTCGACCACCTTCTGCCGGCGGTCGATCTCGGCGGCCAGCGCCTGCAGCTCGGCGGCCTGGCCGGGCGTCAGCTTGCCGTACTTGCCGAGCGTGATCTCGGTCGCCACCTTGTCGGCTTCGGAGTTCATGCCGACCAGCGCCATGCGCTCGCGCAGTGCATCGGCTTCGCGCTGGTACTCGCTGATGCCGGCCTGCTTCGCCTTGCTCTGCTCGGCGATGTACTTCTTGACGCCCTCGGCGGATGCCTGCTGCGCGGCGGCGGCCTCTCCTTCCATGTAGATCTGCATCTGCAAGTCGGAGATGCGCTGCTTGATGGCCTGGCGTCGGGCATCGCCTTGGAGCGGGTTCGACCCGGCCCTGGGAGATCCGGCGGCGGCGAGCTGCTGCTCGGCTGCGGCCAATTGCTCCTGCAACGTGCCGGGCCGGCCGATGTTGAGCATGCGGTCCCACGCGAAAGCAGCAGCCTCGCCGACCGATTTCCACCCGCGCTCCAGCAGACCCAGCCGACCTTCCAGGTCGGACGCACGCGATGCGATCGTCTGGGCGTAGGCCTGCTGGGCGACCGCAGCCGCCTCTGCCGACTTGCCCTGCGAGTCCAGGGCCTTGATCTGGTCGTACAGCGAGCGCGTGAGGAAGTTGGTCGCCTCGTTGAGCTGCACGGCGGCCTGCACCGGGTTCTTGCCCAGCGCCGCGAACTGCTTCACGGTGTCCTCGACGGCCTGGCCACCTGCCCGCTCGAAGCGCAGCGCGGCATCGGTGAGGGCCTGAAGGTGCGCGCCGGCGATCTGCCCGGAGCCGGCCATCTGCGCCAGCACCTCGGCCGCCCTGGCCTGCGTGCCGATGCCACCCGCGACAGCCTTCGCCATCTCGTTGAGCTGGCCAACTGTCACGCCGGCTGCGTTGCCCGTCAGGATGATCGACTTGGCGAACGCATCCTGCTCGTCACTGCCCCGGCTGTAGGCCAGTCCCAGCGCAGCCACGACGCCTGCCGCGCCACCGATGGCCAGCCGGAACGGCGTGATCAGGCTGGTGATGGCGCTGATCGTGCCGCCCACGCCGCCGAAGGTGCCGTTGAGCTGCGAGCCCTGCTGCACCAGCGCGGTCAGCGGGCTGCCACCGCTGGCGACCTGCACGAAGAAGTCGTTGAGCTGGTAGCTGAGCTGCTGCGTCTGGAAGGCGGTCAGCTTGGTGGCGGCTCCCAGGTCGGCCGTCTCCTTGGCGGCAGTCTTGGTCCGGGTGACCACACGCTCGCGGACAACTGCTGCCTCTGTTTCGGCGGCGGCCACTTGCTTGGTTGCGTGGGCAAGGGTGAGCATCTGCGCCTGCATGGCGTTGCTCTGCTGCTGGAGCGCCACCAGCTGACCGATGCCGCCGCTGATGGACGATGTGTCGGCCATGAGGGCTTGCCACGCGCCGGACAACTTGCGCGCCGACTTCTCGGCCGTCGCGCCAGCGTCGGTGAGTTCGTCCAGTGCTTTGGCGCCCTGCTTGACGCCGGAGGTTTCTACCGCCAGCGCCAGCGTTGCGATGTCTGTCGTCATGTGCGCTTCTCCTTCGCGGCCTGGATCTCGCGGCGCTTGGCCAGCTCATCGCCGACGGCCGACAGGAAGGCGTCGTCCATCGCGCGAATTCCCGCGATCTCCAGGGCCGTCGGGCGCCTGCCGGTCAGGCGGGCCCAGGCATCGATGTCGACGAAGCCGATCGGCGCAGGGCCGCCAGCGCCAGCAGCGCGCGCCCGGTGCAACTCGCGCCACCAGTCCATGATGTAGCGGGCCGCCGGATGCGGCTCGGGTCCATCAAGGTCGGGGTGCCGCTTGCCGGTGCGCTGCGCGAACAGCGCCCACTGCCGGGCCTTCGTTATGCCCTTCTCGTCGGGCAGGTGCGTGCGCGCCCAGTGGGCGACGTGCGCGCACAACCCGTCGATCAGGGCCGCAGAAAATTTGCCCGTGTGCCGACGAAGTTCTCGGCCTGGTCGCGCAGCCACCGCATGCCCGGATGGCTGTAGACCTTGCGGACAGCCTCGGGAGTGCAGGACAGCTTCTCGCCGCCCATGAGCAGGTGCGGATCACCGGCGCCGGCCTGCACAGCCGGCTGCACCTTTGCGTCGTAGCCTTCCCAGGCCACGGTGCAGGCCGCCAGGGTCTGCAGCTCACGCTCGCGCTGCTGGGCCGCCGGATCGGCCGTCATCGGCTGCTGTGCGCGCACAGCCTCCAGGCGCTCGCGCTGCTGCTGCTCGATCATGGCGCGGAAGCGGTCGCTGTCGGTTCCCACCAGCTTGATCCGCAGGCCGATCGGCATGGCGGTGACCGGGTGCACGACCTCCATCCACGCGCCAGCGTTGGCCGCCGCGTTGAGGTCCAAGCTGATCAGGTCGTCCATGCCGATCAGGCCATCAGCGAGTCGACGATGACGATGCTGGTCGTCTCCTGCGCCGTGCCGCTGGCCAGCCTGCCGGCGGACAGGTTGCCGCTGAGCTGCATGGCCGGGCCGTCGGCCGACTTGTCGGCGCCCATCATCTTCACGCTGGGCAGCTTGATGATGATGAACTCGCTGCTCGCGGTGCTGTCGGCGAACAGGTAGACGTAGAGCGCGGCCTCCGTCTCGGCGTCGAAGGTCACCAGCGGGCCGGTCGCCGCGTTGTCGAACAGCGCCTGCAGGCTGCCGGTGATCGTGATCGACTCGCGGAAGACGTCGGGCGACTTGTTGGCGCCGATGACCGCGCGCACGTCGGCGCCGCTGTCCAGGTTGATCTGCAGTTGCTGCACGACCGCCGAGTCGGCGCCGTTGTAGCGCAGCAGACCGTTCGGTCCGGCCAGCAGCGCGCCGGTCGGCGCCGCGGTGATGCTGCCGCTGGTGAAGTACTGCGACGAGCCGGTCGGCGTGGCATCGGTGCCGATCAGGCCGAAGCTGACCTGCGCGTGCGCGCCCGGGGCGATGTCCAGCGACATGGTGTTGACCACCGCGTCCTTGATGGTCGTCTGGTTGCTGACGTCAGAGTGCCAGTCGTCGATCGTGAAGTAGTCCTTCGTGTGGCTGCTGGCCGGCGTCTGCAGCTTCTTGCCGGGGACGCTGATGGTGACGCTGGCGCCGGCCGACTCGGTCGTGATGCCGGTGAGCCAGGTGTCGGCGTGGTAGGTCATCGACAGCGCGGAGACGGTGGCCAGGCGGAAGTTCCTCCCGTTGTTGGCGGTGGCCGCGAAGCCGCTGGCACGCACGATGTCGCCCACGCAGAAGCCGTCGGTCACGAAGCTGCCCGATGCGCGGCTGATGGTGCGGGTGCTGCTGTTGATGCCGATCGTGGTCAGGGCGCCGGTCGTGATGGTGCTGGCCCACGAACCGCGCAGAGCGGCGGCCATCAGCTCCTTGTGGCCGGCCATCTGCAGCTCTTGGTCGATGCTGGCCGTGCCGCGGCGCAGACCGTGCCGCGGGTTTGCGCGCTGCTGGTCGGTGCGGATGCTGTCGGAGGTGAACGACTCCTTCGACAGGCCCATCGTGGTCGACGGCCGGTAGTTCAGCGCCAGGCCGGCGCTGGTGCTCGCCAGCGAGCCGAGGCCGCTCTGCTTGGCGAAAGTGATCTTGCGAGTGGCGAGTTCAGCGATGGCCATGATGGCGCCCTTTCAACGATGGGCCGCGGCCCAGAAACACGAAAGCCGCCAGAAGGCGGCCAGGAAGCTGCTGCCGGCCCGCGCCGGTCAGCCGAAGACGTTCGCGTGATACCGCACGCTGACGGGGATGCAGTAGCGGTCGGCTTCGACGTAGGCCGGGCCGACGCTGGTCGTGCCGGTGATGTGCACCGTGACGCCGCCAGCGGTGAATGACGCGCCGCGGGCGAAGGTGGAGCGCAGCAGTTCGGCGCGGTCCTCTGCGGCTTGCGGGCCGGCGCCCAGCGGGTAGCAGAGCGTCACCTGCAGGATGCCGACCTCGCGCGACATGCTGGCACCCAGCGCCGGGTTCTCCGACGTGCCGCGCAGCAGGTTCACGCGCTGGTAGGCCGTGCCCTGCACCGGCGTGAAGGGCACGTTCTCGAACTGGGTCGACAGCGACGGGCTGACGGCGTTGAGGGCCACCTCCAGGGCGGCGCGGATGCTTCGGATGCTCATTGCGTCACCGCCTTACCGCGCGACCTGCGCCGCGATCTCTGCAACCTTGGCCTGGAACTCGGCTTGCGTGAGCCGGACCATTCCGGCGGGCGCTTGCTGGCTGTGCCCGTACTCCAGCGGCAGCGCATAGGGAAGCGCGTTGCACACCCACACCGTCTGCCCCATCGGGAACGACATGGCGACGGCTGTGGCGCGGGCGATGGCGCCGGCCCCGCTCTTGTCCGCGGTGTCGCTGATCGTCTGCACCGGCGTGCCGTAGCTGGTGTTCCAGTTGTTGCGGAATCGGCCGGTGTCCACCGGCGACTTCAGGATCACGCTCTTGGCGATCTCAAGTACCAGCTTGCGCGTGATCTGGTCGGCATTGGCCTTCGCCTTGTCGGACCATGCGCCGATCTGCAGGGCAAACGACCCGCGGCGCGGCGGCCCAACGAACGGAGCGCGGGCCATCAGCCGATCACCAGAGCCAGGCCGTGCAGGACCGCGGTGCTGCCGTTCGGGCGCAGCGTATCGGCGCCGATCACGGTGTAGCGCGTGCCGGCGATGGTCAGGATGCAGCCGGGCGTTGGCGTGGCGGCCAGACCGGAAGCCGCCACCAGCGCCCAGGCCTGCGCGCGCTGCGTCACGTCCTGCGCGAAGACAAGGCCCGCGCCCTTCATGGAGCCGGCCGGCAGCAGCACCGCGAAGGCGCTGTAGTCAGTCGGCGTCGCGCTGGCCGTGCCGGTGGCTGGGTCATAGGTCGCAGCGCCCGGCGTGGTCAGCGTGGCCGCGGCGCCAGCCTCGGCCAGCGCCTGCAGCGTGTCGGCGGCGATCGCGGTGTAGTCGACGGCCATGGTCAGCCCTCCAGCGTCAGCGTGTCGATGCCGTTGCCACAGTCCGTCTGAAAGTGGCACGCCACCTCGACGGCCTTGCGCGCATCGTGGCCCAGGTACATCGCCGCCTCGGCGTAGTCGCGACCGGAGCCCCAGCAGCACCGGGGTTCTTCGATTCGCATCGGATGCGGGCCGATTGCCCAGGTGCGGATGCCGTCGCCGTCGATCACGATCAGCGTGCTGCGATCCTCCCGAGCCTTGGCCGGGAACTTCTCCGGATCGGCGCCAGCCTTGAACCACTCGCGCATCTCGGCGCCCGTGTCCCAGCAGCCGGTCATGGCGATCAGGGCTGCGCCGTGCCGCTCGATCTTGGTGACCGTGCGCGCAATGCCGCCGCCAGAGGTGGCGCGCTTGTCGGCCGCCAGCGTACGGCCATCCCAGGCGATGACGGTCATGCCCGCACGATCCGCATCACGCCCGAGCCGCGCGGCGCCAGCATCAGCGGCGCCAGCAGCGCGTCGACGGCGGCGTAGCGCTTCGCCTGGGGACTGCCCTGCGCGTACTTGGTGGTGATCGGCCCGACCGTCTGCTCGATCACCTCGCGGCCCTGGTCGCCCAGCAGCTCGCCAGCCGCCGCGCGCAGCGCCAACTCGGCGCAGCCCTTGATCAGCGCCGGAGGCATCTCGGTCGGCGCCCAGAAGCCCTGGAAGATCTCGGGCCGCGGACAACCGCTGCGCGGCCAGTCCAGCGCCTGCGTCGGCAGGGAGCGCAGGCCGGCCCACAGCGGGCCGTAGGTCTGCGTCATGTAGTCGGTCGCTCGGCGCAGGGCCTGCTCTTTCTCCGTCGTGCTGAGAGAGGCCCAGTTGGTCATGCCGCGAGCTTCGTGGTGCGCATCGGCTGCGGCGACGCTGCAGTAGCTCTCGGCGTCTGCCTTCGCGGTGCCGTCTTCGGTGATCAGTGCCATGTCGTCGCCTCAGA